ACCCTTTATGGATATCATCAATATTCTGATCATAGTGTTGATTGCCCCATACTAAATGAGGAGGCAGTAAATCTTAATGACTCGGAATTACAATGATCCTCAATATAAACAATGGAGAAAATTAATAAAAACAAGAGATAAAAATACTTGTCAATGGCCCGGTTGTAAAAGCCACTATAAAATTCATGCTCATCATATTCAAAAATGGGCCGATTTTCCCGGCTTAAGATACCATCCTCAAAACGGTATTTGTCTCTGCAAAATTCATCATGATCTTATAAAAGATAACGAAGAAAATTATAGTCAATTTTTTAGCACACTAATACTAAATAAACTACGAGCTTCCAATGAAAAGTAATGATCCTTTTACTATAATAGTAGATACCAGAGAGCAGATGCCATGGGAATTTGGCTTTCACAATACTGCTAAACGTAAATTAGATACTGGGGATTATAGTATAGAAGGATTTGAAAGCTTATTTACTATAGAAAGAAAAAAGAGCGTTAGTGAAATTGCTAATAATATTACAGAAAGTCGATTTAAAGATGTATTAGAGCGTTTGGGAAGTATACCACATAGTTTCATGATTATGGAATTTAGTTTGGATGAAATTTATCAGTTTCCTGTGGGTAGTGATGTTCCTAAGAAAATGTGGGACAAGTTGCGTATTAGTGGTAATTATATTATGAAATATTTAATAGAAGCACAATTAAACTATAATATTCATATACTATTTTGTGATGATGCCGAGAATGCTGAAAGAGTAGCTGTTAGTATTATGAAAAGAATATACGAAAAATATGGTACTAAAAAGTAATCTACTATATGACAATGCGTGGCTAGGACTTGGAGATCTTAGTCAAATAATTATTCCGACCAATCACATGATTGGCCGAACCAAAGAAGATATAGAAAATCCTGATCTTCATTTGTTAAGACTATTACGAGATCCTCATTATTTTGGAACCACAGCGAAACTATTATTTGATATTGAACTTCATCCTATTCAAATAGCAATACTACAAGAGTTTTGGTTACGACCATTTCCTATGTTTGTGGCCTCTCGTGGTTTCGGTAAAAGTTTTCTTATGGCTATGTATTGTACGCTTAGGTGCATACTGGTTCCTGGAACAAAGATTGTTGTGGTTGGTGCAGCTTTCCGACAGAGTAAAATCATATTCGAATATATGGAAACGTTGTGGCGTAATAGTCCCATTCTTCGTAGCATCTTTAGTGGAAACGATGATGGTCCGCGTCGAGATGTTGACAGATGCACTATGAGACTGGGCGAAAGTTGGACAATTGCGGTTCCTATGGGCGATGGTAGTAAGATCAGAGGTTTAAGAGCACACATTATCATCGCAGACGAGTTCGCATCAATCTCACCAGATATTTATGAGACAGTAGTATCAGGGTTCGCTGCTGTAAGTGCCAGTCCTATTCAGAACGTTAAAGAGGAAGCTAAAAAAGCAGCAATGTTAGAGGCTGGATTATGGAATGATGAATTAGAGGCAGTACAAATTAAAAAGGGTAACCAAGCTATTATTGCTGGTACCGCAGACTATAGTTTTAAGCATTTTGCCAGCTACTGGAAAAGATACAAAGCTATTATTAATAGCAAGGGAGATAAGCATAAACTAGAAGAAATCTTTAAGGGTGAAGTACCAGATAGTTTTAATTGGAAAGACTATAGTATTATTCGTATTCCATACGAGTTAATTCCAAAAGGATTCATGGATGACAAACAAGTAAGTAGAGCTAAGGCTACTATTCATACTGGCATATATAATATGGAATATGCTGCTTGTTTTACAGAAGATAGTGATGGATTCTTTAGGCGTAGTCTTATTGAGAGTTGTGTTACTAATGAATCTAGACCAATTAGTGTTAATGGAAATAATGTTTTATTTGATGTGAGTACCAAAGGCAATCCTGATCTTCAATATATTTATGGTATTGATCCAGCGAGTGAAAAAGATAATTTTACTATAGTTATTTTAGAGTTACATAAAGATCATAGTCGTATAGTTTATGGATGGAGTACTAATAGAAATAATTTTAAAGATCGACAGAAAACAGGACTAGTAAACGAGCACGATTTTTATGGTTTCTGTGCTAGGAAAATTCGTAATCTGATGAAAATTTTTCCTTGTACTCGTATTGGCATGGATGCTCAGGGTGGTGGTGTTGCAGTAGAAGAGGCTCTACATGATCCTGGTAAGTTAGAAGAGGGTGAAAATTTAATATGGCCAGTAATAGATATAAATAAACCAAAGGATACTGATGATCAATCTGGTTTACATATTTTAGAATTAGTGCAATTTGCACGAGCAGATTGGACAGCACAGGCTAATCATGGTTTAAGAAAAGACTTAGAAGATAAAGTATTATTATTTCCACGTTTTGATCAAATTACTCTAGCGTTGGCTCTGGATAGAGAAAATAAAGATATTATGACTGCTGATCTTAGTAATCTATATGATAGTGAAAGCGAATGTGTGTTAGAAATAGAAGAACTTAAGAATGAATTAACTACTATTGTTATGACACAAACTAGTACCGGACCAAATGCTCGTGATCGGTGGGATACTCCAGAAATTAAATTACCAAATGGTAAAAAGGGTAAATTAAGAAAAGACCGATATAGCGCTTTATTAATAGCTAATATGTTAGCTCGTCAAATGAGTAGAACTTTAGAGCCAACACAATTTGATGTTATTGGTAATAATTTGGCCGATGTTGAAAAAAAAGAGGGGCAAATGTATAAAGGGCCAAGCTGGTTTACAGACAATGCAAATGCTAATATATATGGTGGAATTTATAGATAACTAGTGTATTATTAAATTAATACTTATTACAATACTATTATAATACTATTATGCCAAGAAAAAAACCTATAAAAAGCGATAATATACCGATAGCTCCTAATGTTATGCCAGATAATGCATATGTTACATGGGACGATAATGATTTAGCCAGTAAGCAAAAAGCCTTAGATGAATCATCCAGAAGCTTGGATGAATATGGCCTTTTTAGCAACAAAACTACTGCTGCAACTAGTCGCTTTAGAAACTTCATGAATCTTGATGGTCAAACATCTGGCCGTCCTGGTTTAACAAAAAGTGATTATGATTATTTTCGTCCAGACGAAGCTATTCCAACAGAAATCAAAGCTATTTTTGCTATGGCAGATCAAATCTATAATCGTGTTGGTTTAGTTAAAAACGTTATTGACCTTATGGGTGATTTTGCTAGTCAGGGTATTCGTCTTGTTCATCCCAATAAAAGAATAGAAAGATTCTATCGTAATTGGTTTGAAAAAGTCAAAGGCGAAGAACGTAGTGAAAGATTTTTAAATCATTTATATCGTGTTGGTAATGTAGTTATTAATCGTCAAACAGCAAAGATTAGTGTTAAAGTTGCAGAAGATATGTATAAGGCTAAAGCATCTCCTGATTTTATCGTTACTAATGATGAACCAATAGTTGAAAAAAGAGAAATACCTTGGAAGTATACTTTTATTGATCCAAGAGTAGTTGATATTGCAGGAGCATCATTGGCATCGTTCGTAGGGAAGAAAAATTATTACATTACAATTCCAGCATCGTTAAGAAAAATTATTAATGCTCCTAAAAACGAAGCTGAAAAATCTATTATAGATCAATTACCAGCAGCTATAGTTGAAGCAGCTAAGAGTAAAAAGCCATATTTATTAGATCCAGAAAAGACATTAGTATTTCACTATAAAAAAGACGATTGGAAAACTTGGGCATTTCCCATGATCTATAGTATTATGGACGATATTAGTATTGTTGAAAAACTAAAGCTCGCAGACCTTGCCGCTCTTGATGGTGCTATCAGTAATATTCGTATTTTTAAACTTGGTAGCTTAGAACACAAGATTGCTCCAACACAAGCTGCTGCTAGTAAACTTAGTAGTATATTACAGGCTAATGTTGGTGGCGGTACAATGGATTTAGTATGGGGTCCGGATCTTGAATTAATTGAAAGTAAAACTAGTGTTCATCAATTCTTAGGAGAGGGTAAATATACTCCTCACTTAAATAGTATTTATGCTGGTCTTGGCATTCCTCCCACCCTAACCGGAACGTTTGGTGCTGCTGGAACAACAAATAATTTTATTAGTCTAAAAACATTAACACAAAGACTACAATATGGTCGCAAAGTCTTAATGGCATTTTGGAAAAATGAAATTACTATGGTTCAAAAGGCGATGGGCTTTAGATTTCCAGCAAAAATTGAATTTGATAGAATGGATCTTAGTAATGAAGATGCTGAAAAGGCATTACTCGTACAATTAGCAGATAGAAATCTTATCAGCGATGAAATGCTACAGAAAGCATTTGGTTTTGATCCTGAAATTGAAAAGAGTAGACTTAATAGAGAAAGCAGAGAAAGAAATAGTGATCGTATGGTACAAAAGGCTGGTCCATTTTTTGATGGTGGTACTTTTGATAATAGTATGCGTAAGATGGCTTTACAGTTAGGGCTAGCCACTCCTAGTCAAGTAGGACTAGAACTAGAACCAAAAAAGAAAGGCGAAATGAATGCTGTTGAGGTGAAGTCAGAATTTGCTATACCTAAATTGCCATTTGGTGGAGGCGGAGTAAATCAAGAGTCAGCTCCTAAAGGACAACCACAACAAGGACGTCCTAAAAATTCTAAAGATAGTAAGAAACGTAAAACTAAAGATTTTGCCCCACAAACAGGAGCATCTTTATATCTATGGTCTATTGAAGCCCAAGATAAAATTACAGATATTTTAAATCCACAATTATTAGAATTCTATAACAAAAAAAATATGCGTAGCTTATCAAAAACTGAGTACGATGAAGCAGAAGCTACAAAAACTAAAATCTTTTTTTCTTTGGATCCATTTGCTACGATAACAGAAGAAGTAGTTTTAGCAAAACTCAATACTATCAATAGTATTGATAATAATCTAAAAGTATCTAAATACTATAATTTAATTAAGGCTATCTCTAGTGAGATTAATAGAATCCCCACAGCCGAAGAATTAAAGTATACCAAAGCCTATTTCTATCAAACGGTGTATAACCCCACTAATGAGTCCTAAAAATAAGGGTTAATAATATGCATATTTATGAAATCGAAAAATTGGATGGTTTAACTGAGACCCTATCTGCAAAATCTTCTATTGTTTATGCTTCACTATTAGAAAAATCTGATCATGAAGTGAATAATTCACAAGTTAAACAAAACCTAAAAGCTTTAGCCGGTATCGAGGATACCGATTTATACTATACCCAGTCTATTTTAGTGACCACATCTTGGAATAAAAATGACGATATTTTTGATGCACTAGAAGTTTGGAATGCACGATCAACACCCATGCACAAACCCACTAATCTAGAACATGACGAAAAAACTATCGTTGGTCATATTACCTCAAATTGGCCAATAAACGAAAATGGTGAGTTGATGGATGAATCTATGGAATTAAATCAATTACCAGAAAAGTTTCATATATTAACTGGATCAGTAATATACAAAGGTTTTACAGAACCTGAATTAAGAGCAAGAGCCGAAAATTTAATTGAAGAGATAGAATCTGGCGAAAAATATGTTAGCATGGAATGCTTTTTTAAGAATTTTGATTATGGATTAATTAATAAGAGTAATGGTAGTTATCATATTTTACCACGAAATGAAGAAACAGCATTTTTAACAAAACATTTAAGAGCATATGGTGGTCAAGGAGAACATGAAAACTATAAAATAGGTAGGGTTTTACGTAATATTACATTTTCTGGTAAGGGTTTTGTTAATAGACCCGCTAACCCAGAAAGTATTATATTTACGAAAGATAATCTAAAAAATACTTCAGAATCTGCTAATATGATAAAAATTTTAAATGAAAAAAATGACGATTCCGTAGAAGAAGGTGTATTTTCAAATCAAGCCAATTTAAAGGAGACCAATATGAGTGTTGAATCCGCAACAACAACAGAAGAAGTAGTAACAGTAGCCGAAACAGAAGTTACAACAGTAACTGAAACAGAAGCCACAGACGTTGCTCCAACTGTTGAAAACGAGCAAGCCGAAGCAGCCAAAAAGATGAAAGAAGATATGATGAAGAAAGAAGAAGAAATGAAAAAGATGAAGGCTGCCCTTGAAGTTGCTCAAGCTGAACTTAATGCTGCTAATGAAGTTTTAGCAGGCTACAAAATGAAAGAAGAAGAGATGGCCAAGAAAGAAAAGAAAATGAAGAGAATGGCCGCTCTTATCGAAAGTGGTGTTGAAGAAGAAGTTGCTAGTGCAACTATTGATAAGTTCGAAAATCTCGATGACACTGCTTTTGAAAGTATTGCCGCTCTAGTTGCTGCTGTTAAACCAGCTAAGACAGAAAAGAAAGAAGAAACTAAAGCAGAAGAAACAACAGTCAAAAGCGAAGATGTTTCGCTAGCTTTAGAAAATGTTGAGACAAATGATCAAGAAATTGATCTAAGTGTTGGTAGCGAAACAGAATCAGAAATGCAGAACACTAGAGCTGCCTTAGTTGACTTTGTTTGTATCAGACTAGGTAAAAAACTTAATAAGGGAGAGTAACAATGGCTTTAAAATCAGATCGCGTTGAAGCTTACACAGATATTTCATTCTTCTGCAATGATGCATCAGCAGAGCGTGGTGTTGTTGTTGTACACAGCACTGGTGGTAGCGGCGTTGCTATGGACGATTCACTCGCCGTAGTAACAGTTTCTGCCTCACAGTCTGGTACCAAACCAGCTGGCCTATTGCTAAACGATGTTGTTAGTCTTGATCTAACAAGACAACACATTAACTGGCATCGTGATGAAGTTCAAACAGGTAGTAAAGTAACACTATTACGCCAAGGTCAAGTAACAACAAATATGGTTGTTTCTGGCGTAGCACCAACAATAGGGCAAGATGCTTATTATGGTGCAAATGGTAAACTAACCAATGTTAGCACAAACAGTGTTAAGGTTGGTCGTTTCCTAAGTGTTCTAGATGCCGATGGTTACATCAAAGTAGACATTAATATAACTTGATAAGGGAGAAAAACATGGCCAATAGAAAATTTGAACCAACATCAGAATTAACAGATCTTCTTGTTAAGTCTGGTTCTGCTCACAAAGAAGAAGCTCTTGCTGCAAATCATGAATTTGCTAAGGCTCTAGAACTTCCTCTACGTCAAGGCGTTCTTAGTGGTAATATCCTAGATGACATTTTCGAGCCAATCCAACTTGCTCAAAGTGCCACTCCAGAATTCCCATTAGATTTCCTTGCTCCTGGTACTGAAAAAGACTTCGTGGCTTATACCATCCCAAATCATGGTTATATTCCACAGAAGCATGTTGAGGGCGATTATGTCATGGTTCCAACCTATGACATTGGCGCTAGTATCGACTATCTTCTAAAGTATGCCCGTGACGCCCGCTGGGACGTTGTTGGTCGTGCTATGGAAGTTCTCGAAGCTCAATTTGTTAAGAAGATGAATGACGATGGTTGGCATACACTTCTTGCTGCTGGTGTTGATCGCAACATCGTAGTATATGATACCGATGCTAATGATGGTCAATTCAGCAAGAGATTAGTAAGTCTCATGAAGACTGTAATGCGTAGAAACGGTGGCGGTAACTCTGCCAGTAACAACCGTGGTATGCTCACAGATCTTTATGTTAGTCCAGAAGCTATGGAAGATATCCGTAACTGGGGTCTAGATCAGATCGACGAAGTAACTCGTCGTGAAATCTACACAGCAGCCGACGGTACTCTTAACCGTGTATTTGGTATTAATCTTCATGATCGTGATGAGCTAGGTGAAGGTCAGCAATATCAACTATTCTATGAAAACATCCTCGGCGGTTCACTACCCGGCGATGAAACTTTCCAGAAGGTTGAACTTGTTGTTGGTCTTGATCTACGTAAGAGAGACAGCTTTATAATGCCAGTTCGCCAAGAAGTTCAAATCTTCGAAGACGATACACTACATCGTCAGAAGAGAGCAGGCTTCTACGGCTGGGCCGAGCAAGGTTTTGCTGTTCTAGACAATCGTAGAGTTCTCCTTGGTGCTCTCTAAGATTAATGTCTTAGTATGACTAAAGAAAAGGCTGGCCTTGTGCCGGCCTTTTTTTTTAGGTGTATTATACTATATGATCTAGTTTTTTCTTTTTAGAAGGATAGTAATATGGCATGGCAAGATGAAATGATAATTACTACAAGAGTTTTAATTAATGATTTAGATACTCCATATGAATTTAGTGATGATAGATTAGAGCAAATTTTAGTAGTAGCTGGTAAATATCTACAAATTGATGTGGATTTAAACTATGTCTATACGATAGATATCGTAAATAAAGAAATTACTCCGGATCCAACAAGCAATAATGATAACGTCTTTACTAGTTTAGCATGTTTAAAAGCTGCATGTATTATAGATCAAAGCAATTTAAGAACCAAAGCAGCCTTAGAGGGCATCAGAACAGCATTAGGATCAGCTAATTTAAGTTTTGGTGGATCTTTAACAGGATGGCAGTCTATTATAGATAAAGGCCCTTGTGCTTTGTATGAGCAAATAACTAGTTACTGGGATATCAAAGAGGCTACTGCTTGGGCCGCAGTATTGTCTCCATTTGTGAGTAATAAATTTGATCCAAGATATCTTAATGTTGGTCCATTTCGCAATGTGGGAAATAATGACTTTTATTCATAGAAATTATTATGACTAATATAAATTTTCCTAATTTACAAAATATATATAATGCTCATATAGATTTATTATTGGCTAATACTGGACTAACAACAAGATGTGATTTTAATTTTGGTACTACTAATACAAACATTTGTCCTAATTGTATATACGATGTTAGTTTAAAAAAATCGTCTGGTAAATATAAAAATGGTGGTCCTATTCCTTTTACTCTTGGAAAGATATGTCCATATTGCAACGGACTTGGTTCTTATGGCGTTGTCCATACTTCAACAGGATATTTAGCTGTTATTTGGGATTATAAAAAATGGATAAATCCGCCCCCTCAGATTGATAATCCTAATGGATATATTCAAACTATTTGTCATAAAGATTATTTAGCACAGATAAGACAGTGCAAGGATATGACAGTAATTTATAATTCTGTTGGGGCTAATCCTATTTTTCAATTATATGGAGAACCCAACCCCGCTGGATTGGGAGATAATAGTTATTTATTTTGTATGTGGAAAAAAATTGGAGTAAATAATTCTGTTCCTGTTACTGTCACACCAACTGTTTCTATGACTCCTACACTTACTCCCACTCCTACTGTGACTCCAACCCCATCCATGTTATAATTAAAAGTATTTATGAATATATCTTTAAAAATATTAGAAAGTAATTCTCAAATACAACAAAGTATTATGGAAGCTTTATTGCCACAAATTAATGATTATATGAAAGATGCAATAACCACTATTAGAAAAGAGATAGGAACTATTATTAGCAATGCTATTGTTAATACTCCAGAATATGAGTCATTAGTATCTGGTAAACTGAAATATGAACTTGGTATACCAGATGCCAATGCTAAAATTGCTGGTTTATTAGATATTTGGACTAAAAATATATATATAGAATATATGCCTCCTAAAATTATTAGTAGTAAAATTAAAAGTAGTTTTAGCGCTAGTTTAATTAAATCTAGTTTTGATGATGTGTTATCTACAGACTTGGCTTATGTAATAGATAATATCTATCAATATAGATTACCATGGCTAGAATGGTTATTATTAGAAGGTAATAAAATTATTGTAAAAAAACAAGAAGTAGTAATGGGGCCTAATCCTAGATCTCGTACCGGATTTGCATTAATGAGAGGATCCAATAAAAACTGGAAAGTTCCAGCAGAATTTGCTGGTACCATTAGAGATAACTGGATCACTAGAGCCATAGATAATACAGAAGCAGAAATAAATAATCTATTAGAAAGAGCACTACAACAATGAGTCCTTGTGAGCATAATACAACATTTAAAGGTGTTGATAATATTTCTCAAGATTTATTATTAAATATCTTAGAATCTAATTTTAAAATGTATTTTGACTGGGCCTTTTTACATATTGGCGCTTGGTTTGATATAGAGTCACCAGATGAAACACTATATGGAACCAATACTCACTATCAATTATTACCAGTTAATGATCCAGCATTTTTAGACGGACAAGTATGGCAAGGAATAAGAAAAGACTGGGTATGGGAAACCGGAGTGGATTACAACAGTACTTCTCCTATAGTGATTAATAGTGTAAAGGTTAATAATTCAGTAATAAATAAAGCTAATAATTTTATTGTGAATTATCCTTTGGGTAGAATCATATTTAATAGCCCCATTTCTATAACTTCTGATGTGAGTCTTGACTATAGTTATAGATTTATACAAACACATAGGGCTAGTGATAGCCCATGGTTTAATATCGTTCAGTACAGCTCATTTAATACATCTAATGAGGATATCCAAAGAACAGATGATGGTGAGTGGGCTATAGGAGGTAACCATAGAATACAATTGCCAGCCATAGTAATAGAATCACTACCAAGATCCCGCTCAAGACCTTACGAAATTGGTAATAGTTTATTATGGCTAGAGCAAGATTTGGCTTTTTATGTATTAGCCGAAAATAAAAATGATAGAAATAAAATTTTAGATATACTTCGATTGCAACAAGATATTACATTACAACTATTTGATACTAATATTTTAGCTCAAAACGATAACTATCCATTAGATTATAATGGAGATATTAAAAATGCAGCTTTAATGTATCCAGATATTATAGAGACATATCCTTGGAGAAAATGTTTAATTAAAAATATTAGCCTTTTTGAAATTGATTCTCCTAATCCTAATTTTCATCAAGGTATGGCACGAGCTACTGTGGAAGTAATTTCAACATGATTTTAATATTTATGTGTATCTATACAGAGAAGAAGAGTATTTAATTCGCTTTCCTCATTACAATACAATACTATAGTGGAGATTAATTATGGCCAATAATCGTATTTACTATGCAATTCAACAGGTTGTACTCGGTCAAGCTGCTGGAACACTTAACACAGATAAGTTACCAGTTCACGGCCTTCAAACTGTTGGTATCACAACCAACTTTAATCTAGAACAAGTATTCGAAATGGGTCAGTTGGCCATTTATCAAAACGTTGAAAACGTACCCGACGTTGAAGTAACACTAAATAAAGTTCTTGATGGCTATCCTCTTATTTATGTACTAGCTACTGAAAAGGGTTCTAGTGTTGCTACTGGTTTAACTGCTGTTAATCCCACAATCCCAGGTCGCCAAAATGCTCGTTGTGATATGCAACTTGCTATTTTCAGCGACACCAACGTTAGTTCCAGCGGCAGTTCATTTAGTGCTGTAACCTGCTCTGGTATGTATGTTAGTAGTGTTAGCTATACATTCCCAGTTGATGGTAATTTCACAGAAGACGTTACACTTGTTGGTAACAATAAGGTTTGGGCTGGTACTCAGACTGGTGCATTTAATGGAAATGATGATGCTCCACTATCAACAACTGGCGTTGGCCGTAGACAGTATCTAAATATGGGTACTTCTCGCTTCCCAAGTCAAATCCCTGGTATTACAGTTGGTGGTGTAAACGCACTAATCGGTAATGGTAGTGGACACGCTGCACATTTCCAAAATATCACAGTAAGCTGTGATTTTGGTCGTGAAGCTATTCAAGAACTTGGCACATTAGCTCCTTACCATCGTTATGTTACATTCCCAGTAGAAGTAACAAGTGAATTTGAAGTTGTAGCAGTTAGTGGTGATATGATCAACGCTACAGAAAGTGGTTACTATAGTGGTTTAACTGGTAATACAGTTGCTACACCTAGTGATACTGGTTGTATTGCTCGTCATAATCTACTTGACCAGACCATCTTCCTTGAAACTTGCGAAGGCACAAGAATTTATCTTGGCACCAAGAATAAGCTTACTAGTGTTAATTACACTGGTGGTGACACTGGTGGTGGTAATGTTAGTGTAACATATAGTTACTCAACATTCAACGACTTCGTAGTTGCCCATAGTGGTGGTAATTTCTATAGTCAGTTGGCAAATAGTACCTATACCCCAGCCTAGTAATATTACTAGGTTGGTTACGATCAAGACAATGGATTTTTATAAGGATTATGGACCAAAGAACGTTAGGGATTTATTTATCTAGGATATTATCTGGTTTTTATATTTTTCTCTGTGGTGGAGAGAAATATAAACTTATTTATCCAGATATGAATATTAAATATGAAGCAGAATTATATGCTCAGGAAGAATATGAAAATAATAAATTTAATGATTGGATTCATGACGATACTATTGTTGATACCCTAGTTAGTATGGGGGTTTGGAATTATAATGGAGATGATAATCTAAAAAATTTAGAAAAACAAATAGAAGATTTAAAAGTAGACTTATATAAAAATGTATTGAATCCTAATAATATTAAAACTTTAAGGCGCACACTCAATAATACTAAAGCAGCATATAATAGAGCTTATGAGATAAGACATTCATTAGATCAATATACTCCATCAGGATATAGTCAAACTCTTAAAAATCAGTATATTTTAATGTATAGTATATATACTAAAAATAATATATTATTATTTAATAATATTGACGATATAGACTTTAATTTATTAAATCGTATATCTACTACTGTTGCAGAAAATACTATAGATATTAATATTTTTAGACAACTCGCTAGAAGCGATATATGGAAAAATTATTGGTCTGCAAATAGTGATAATTTATTTTATAAACCTACAATTGGTTGGACGGATGAGCAAAAAACCTTAGTTGTTTTAACTAAAATGTATGATAGTGCATATCAGCATCCTGATTGTCCTCCAGATAAAGTGTTTGAAGACGATGATATGTTTGATGGATGGATGATTTTTCAACGACGGGAAAATGAAAAAACTAAAAATAAAAATAGAACAGAAAAACTTTTAGAGGGTAAAAAATTAGATAAAGCTGGAGAAATATTTGTAATGGCTAATTCCCAAGAAGAAGCACAAAACATATATGACTTGAACGATCATACATCTCGACATATTATAAAGGAAAGACATATAACAATACAAAAAAATACAGAAGCTATTCAAGATTCTAGTTTGCCAGACGTACAAAGACAAATTGTTGTTCAAACAAATGATCAATTTAAAAATTCTAGGAAAAAATAATTATGGAAAATCAAGAAAAAAATATTTTAACAAAAAGATTTCAAACTACAATGATAGGTTCTTTATTTGAATTTGAAAAAATGTTTGGATATTTATGGGGACACACTAAAGAAGAAGAGGATCTCACCGATAATGAACTTGAATTTTTAGATAAATGGGATAGTGTGAGAAATCAAATATTAAACAACGGAAATAACCAATTGCGTAAAGCTATTGCAGACTTAGATAAGGCTAAAGGTAACATTAGATATAATTATTATTTTCATAAAAGAGAGGACTAAATATGAAGACTAGAACTTTTAAGGCTTTTGTTGATGGCAAAGAACGAGAAATGTTTGTTCGATCTCCTTCTTTACAGGATCAGAGAGAGGCTACCAAAGTATATAACCAAGCATTTACAGAAGCTTTAAAGTCTAAGGCTGTGGTTAGAGCTAAATTAGACGATCTATTAGTGGAACAGGGTTTATGGGATGGTATCAAACAGGCTAAATTTACAGAATTACAAGCTGAAATTCTTGAAGGTGAACGTAAGTTAGCAAAAGGTGGTATTTCTTTAACAGAAGCTAAGAATTTGGCCCTTAAGATGAGAAAAACCAGAGAAGACCTAAGAGAACTTATTTCTGTTAAGACCAATCTAGACACCCACACTGCTGAAGGCCAGGCAGATAATGCTAGATTTAACTATTTAGTTTCAGCATGTACGGTGTATAATGATACTAAAGAGCAATATTTTAAGAGTTATGAGGAGTACAACAATAGAGCCACAGACCCTGTTTCTATTCTTGCTGCTCAAAATTTGGCTAATATGCTATATGGTTTGGATAATGATTATGAAGATAAATTGCCAGAAAATAAGTTTTTAAAGCAATATAAATTTGTTGATGATAAACTAAGATTAATTAATAAAGAAGGTAAATTAGTAGACGAAAATGGTAAACTTATTGATCAGAATGGTAGATATATAAATGAAAAAGGAGAATTTGTTGATAAAGATGGTAATTTGGTTGATCAACAAGGAGACTACATTGTAGAATTTAGTCCATTCTTGGACGATGACGGTAAACCAATTATTGTAGAAGATAAGAAGTCAGAAATTACTGCTACTAAGGAAGAGGAAGTCGATGATTCAATCAAACCAACAGAAGAGACTAAAGCTTCATAGTAGTATTGCGTTTATTTATTGTAATCTATCAATTATCCTCACACTACCTAGTTGGTACTGTGGGGATTTTTGTTTAATAGGATATAAATAATAATGGCTAAAGGTTTTAATCTAACAGCACAAATTAATTTGCAGGGACCATCTAATCTTAAACCTATAGTTGCTGACATTAAAAGGCAATTAGGTACAGTATCGTCTAATGTAAAAATTAATTTAGATGCAAAATCTGCTAAGGCTGTTGATAATGTTACTAGTAGATTACAAGCAATGAACGCTGTATTAGTACAAGCTAAACAAAATACAGATTCTTTAAGTGCTTCTTTAAGAAATCTCTCGTCATCGTTAGGAACGGTACAATCTGCTGGATCTAAGACGTCTTCTGCTATGAATAATACTGCTGTAAATGCTAAAAACGTAGCTAAAAATCTAAAAGTTGCCACGACTGAAATGGAAGAATTTGGTAAGCAATCAGCATTAGCTATTAGAAGATTTGCTGCATTTAGTATTGTGACTAGTGGAATATATGGTTTAATCAACGCTATTAATTCTGGTTTCAAAGCTTTTATTAACTTTGATAAAGAACTTATCAAGCTACAACAGGTTACAGGTAAAGGTGCCACTGGTATAGCCCTATTAGAAAAAAGTATAACTAGTTTAGCCACATCTCTTGGTGTTAGTAGTGAGAGTTTAATCTCTGTTGCTAGTACATTAGCCCAAGCTGGTTTAAGTGCAGAAGATACCAGAATAGCACTAGCAGCATTAGCTAAAACCGAACTTGCTCCATCATTCGATAATTTAACAGATACAACAGAAGGAGCCATTGCTGCATTGAGACAATTTGAATTACAGGCCGGTGAACTAGAAGGGGCTTTAGGTTCTATCAATGCTGTAGCGGCTGCGTTTGCTGTTGAATCTAAAGATATAATTTCTGCTATTCAGCGTACTGGTGGTGTGTTTGCCGCTGCTAGTAAAGGAGTTAGTGAAGGAACAGATGCTCTTAATGAATTCGTCGCTATTTTTACAAGTGTTCGTCAAACTACGCGTGAAAGCGCTGAAACTATTGCTACTGGATTAAGAACTATTTTTACTAGAATACAAAGAGCTAGAACTATAGATCAGCTTAAACAATTTGGTGTTGAATTAACAGATTTAGAAGGTAAATTCGTTGGACCATATGAGGCTATTAAAAGACTTAGTGAAGGATTAAGAGGACTTGATCCACGAGACTTAAGATTTAGTCAAATCGTAGAAGAACTTGGTGGTTTCCGACAGATTGGTAAGGTTATTCCATTAATTCAACAGTTCGCAGTTGCTCAAGAAGCATTAAAAGTGGCTCAAAAAGGACAGGGTAGTTTAGCAGAAGCTCAAGTTGTGGCACAAAAAAGTTTAGCTAATCAAATTGCTAAAGTTAGGGAGCAATTTCTGGCCTTAATTAGAGATGTTGGTAAGAGTTCTGCTTTTCAAGGAATGTTTCAAATAGTAACAGGACTAACCAGCGGTTTAATTAGTTTAGCAGGAGCATTTAAGCCCATATTACCTATATTAGCTATCATGGGAACAGTCAAGGGTATTAAAGCTATAGGTGAATTTGGCAGTGGGTTTGTTGGAGGTCTTAAAAAGGGTGGTGGTGCTGGTAATGTTGGTTCTAATATCGGTGGCTCGATTAGTGGTGCCAAAGACAAAGAAAAAGCAGACGCTACCAATAGAGCCTCTAAGGTCATTCAAGATAATACTAATGCTATTCAAACATTAACTAGTGCTATAAATAAATTAACATCAGCAGTTAGTTCTAAAACATCAGGAAGTACCACTCTTAATAGTGGTGGTATTGTAAAATTTGCTACGGGTGGTGTTGTCCCAGGAAGCGGAAATAGAGACACCGTCCCTGCTTTACTTACTCCCGGTGAATTTGTTATACGTAAAAAAGCTGTAGAAACTATTGGTGCTGGTAATTTGCATAAAATGAATAAATATGCACTTGGAGGAAAAGTAGAACTCAGTGGTCAACAACTAAAAGCCACCTATAAATCATTATCTGATATAGTAAATAATAAAGAAAAATATACAGCAAATGTAGTACCAGTACCTATTGATGATATCTCTGTTATCAAAGATATGAAAAAACGTAAGGATAAATATCCTTCTATGCCTCAATGGAAAAATTTTGAAGTGTCTGTAGGTAAAAAATATGGATTGCCTACCGCTGGTGGGAATAAATTCTTAGATTATCCAAGTAAACCTGGAGAAGCTAAGTTTTTACGTCCAGATCAAGGATATGGTAATGATCCTGAAACTGGATTTATTAAAGGTAACAATAATGAAACCATGTTGGCTAAACTTATAGGTGCTGGTTTATACCGTCCTAATAGAAAGATTTATACATATTATCCTAAAAGCTTAAGTAAATTTAATCAATTTGCTATTGGCGGTTTGGTTCAAAAGTTTGCTGGTGGAGGTAAGGCGCTAGGTGCTAGAAGTAAATTTAAAGAACTTACTTCAGAAGAAATGGATCAACTAAGTACTCAAGAATTAATTCAGTATGGCAAAGATTTAGCACAAGATATTTTTACTACTGGTGGCGCTGGTATGGCAGTTGGACATGAGTTTATAGAGGTTCCAAAAGAAAAAATTATTCCAGAACTAGACCAATATCTCACATCATATATTGGTAAAAGAGGATTTTGGAAAGAAAAAATAGCTCGTTTTGGTCAACCAGCAAAAATTACTAAAAATAATGATGTTTCTAATAGACAAAATGCATTAGAATCTCAAGTTGCTAGACAGTCAGACGAAGTAGCAGCAAGAGAACAAAACTGGACAGCAATCAAAGCCGGATCTGCTATAGACAATTATTTATTACAATCTTTACAAGATCCAATATTAACAGACTATAAAACTGTTAGAGGTAGTGGTTCTTTAGATAAAGCATTTCATAATACCAGACTACGCCAAGCAGTTAATAAAGCTCTTGAGAATTACGATGATTTTGATTACTCTGCTGCAAATATAGATAAATTAGTAAGCAGTATGGCTGCTAAAAGATTTATGTATGGTGGACCAGTACAAAAATTTATGGCTGGTGGAGTAGCAGAGTCTTTATCAGCAGATAGTTTATATGCACAAATACTAGAATTAGGTAATCCACAAGATGTTAGAGGACTTGCTGGAGGCTCTTCTTTTATAGATCAAAAATTAAAAGCCGTTCAGACTAGCGATAAGCCAGCTACAAGTAAAGAAATCTTTAAAAAGAACTTTTTATTAAGTGATAGAAGTAAACCATACCTATCTACTATACAAGAATTACTGGAAATTGCTAATTCTAATAAAAAAAGACCAAGGATATTCACAGATGCAGAAAAAGCTAGCGCTACTAAACTAGGATTAGTTGGTATGTTTCCTTTTGGTGTGGATGAATTGCTATATGAACAAATTGGTGATCGTATTGTAGCAATTCAAATGAAGAGTTTGACACAGGATAAGGCTGGTATTGTTGATCAAATGAGAAAAGAAATAGATGCAGTTTTAGGTAGAACTACAGCATCTCTCTATGGAACATCTGGCCAGGATCTTAGTACTACTACTAAAGAAGGTTTAGGTTTAGGTAATCTAGAAGGATATATGATTGAAGCTATTTTAGCAAAAGCTGGAGCTAATCCTGGTAAATTAGACGATAGATCGGTAGACTATGCATCCGGTTTGGGAAATGCTGCTAGCCTATTCGGAATAGACCCAAATATTCCTACAGAAGTTAAAAGAGATGTTAAGGGAGGACTCAGCAAAGCCAGAGATAATTTTAAAAACTATTTTGCTAAATTTGCTTTTGGCGGTAAAGCCACTGGTCCATCTTTTGAAGATGTCAGGAAACAAATTCTAGATAAGTATCCACAAATTAATTTTAGAATTAGTAAAAGAAAACGTGGTTTTGGTTACAATATATTAGGTGGCCTAAAACAAGAAGGAGATAATGTTGGTAATTATGCTGATTTTCAACAAGCTTCTAATTTAGAACAACTGTCAGCACTAGCTGATAAAATGGCTAATCAATTACAATATGTTTATGGTCCAAATATTGATCCATCTTTATTAAAGAAAAAACAGAAAAAGTTTGCTTTAGGCGGATTAGCAGAAGCCACAGGGGAAATGTCTTCTTTAATGAGTGGATTATATGGTAATAGATCTCAAGAGCAAAACTTACCACAGAAAAAAGAAAAAGAATTTGGTAAGATTGGTCTTAGATCTGATGGATCAGAAATAACAGCCACCTATTTTAAAAATCAAACACGAGAGGGCTTTGTTACTGCTAAAAAAGCTGCTGATAATTTATATACTGTAGGATTATCTAAAGCTACTAAGGGTTATGGTCCTAGATTATATGATGTTGTTATGGAAGCTGCAACATCTGCTGGTGGTATGCTTACATCAGATAGAAATAGTGTTAGTGGTGCTGCTCGTGCTGTTTGGGATTATTATTTTAATAATCGAGGAGATGTTAAAAAGACACCATTAGATCCATCACAATGGACTAAGAATCAAAGTCTTATAGATCCAAAATTATACGGTAAGAAAGAAACATGGCCACCATCAACTGACCCAGCCTGGATTTTACAAAGTGGATATAGTAAGAACGCTGAATTAATAAATAGTTCAGAAATTATTAATATGAATGATCCAAAATATAAACAATTTTTGGATTCTCAAAAAGTATCATTCATGACACAAGCTGTGTTGGCTGGTAATATGCGTAATAATGGTGGTAGTATCAAAAAATTTGCTAAGGGAGGATCAGCAGAAGATACTGTACCAGCTCTGTTAACTCCTGGTGAATTTGTTATTAATAAAAAAGCTGCTAAACGCATAGGATATAATAAATTACATAAATTAAATAAAGCAGATAAACTACAAGGATATAATAAGGGTGGTTCTGTTGGTATGATACAAAAATTTGGTGCTGGAGGTTCACCACAACCTTGGCCCAAAGATTTAATGAAATATACCACAGAGAATAAACTAGCATTAGCGGCAGAACAAGCAGAGTTTTTTGCATATAAAGCCAAAGAGGCTGGTCAAACAGTTAGTCAATTTAGTAAAACATTAGCAACTAAAGTTGTTTCAAGAGCTAGGGATTTACAGACTAATTTAAAAAATAAACAAACAGGACTAAAATATAGTGTCTTAGGTCAGGCTGATGAATTAAAGGGTAGTAATAATAAAGATATTCTTAAAAAAGCAGTAGAAGATTTTAGTAATCAGATTCAAGAAATAGATCCTTCTAAATCTGCTGATGAAGTTAAGAAAACAGCACAGGCTATAGTAAGAGGATTAAGAGATGGATTATCTTTAGATGCTATTAAAAAGAAAAGTCAAGATGTAGCGGATGTATTTTCTAAAGTATATAAAGAAGGAGAAGCTACTCAAGAAGCATTGAAGTTAGTAGCTAAAGAAGCTGGAATGAGTTCTGAAGCGCTTCAAAGAGGAGTAGGATCTAATAGAATTCGTCAAGAACAATTTATTCAGAGTGATGCTGGCCAAAATTTTGGTCGTTTAGCACAGTTAATTCCTGATAAACTAGAAAAATTATCTAAAACTGGTTTTGGTAAGGGATTTACTGGTTTGGCTAATGCTTTGAGTGGTAAAGGACTATCCGAAAAACTAGAAAAAAGTTTTGGTAAAGTTGGTGGTTTTATTGGAGATAAATTAGATGCTATAGGAGGCCCACTAGTAGCGCTCGGATCTGCTACAGCAATACTAGGTGAAAAATTACCTTCTCTATTAGGTAGTCAGTATGCGACTAGTACTACTGCTGCTGGTGTGGCTGGAGGTATTGGTGGTGCTGGTCAAGGTTTAGCTAGTGGTGCTTTGTTGGGTATGCAAATAGCTGGTCCTGTAGGAGCAATGATTGCTGGTATTACTGGAGCTGTTGTTGGTGGTATAAGCGGAGCCTTTGAGGCATTTAATCAAAAGAAATTAGAAAATAATCTTAAGGCTTTAGAAAAAACTAGTGGAGATTTATCGGCAGCACTTAAAAGATTATCTATAGAAGCTAGCGATGTTAACATTAAAAATGTAAAATCTGCACTGGGTGCTGATTTACGAAATTTAGAAAATGTTGGACAACAAGCTCAGTTTGGTGCTAGTGGTAGTGCTAGAGATTGGCTGGAATTTACGCGAAATCTTCCTCTTATTGGTGGTTTGGTTACCAGTGTTACTGGAGGTAATCAAGAAGCTGAAGCTAGACAAGCTGTAGTAGCTGGAATAGAAAGGGCTTTTGATAGCGCTAATAGGCTGGGAGATATTAATAGATCTGGTGCTCCATTAGCTCAAATACAAGGATTATTATCACAGGCTAATCAAGCAGCCGAGGATGCTGGGGGCATAAAAACAGAAGCTGGACAAAAAGCTAGAGATGAAATTTTAGCTCGTGGAAGTCAAGCATATCAACAACTCAGAGCACAAGGTGCTAGTGCAGACTCCATATTTAAAGCTGCTGGAATGAAAGAAGCACAACAGCAGGGCAGAGACGTATCTAAAGAATTAAAAATGCCAGGAGGTGAACAAAAATTAATAGAAGAAGGTAAAAGAGCATTAGCTATTCAAGAAGAAGCTGCACTCAAACAAGAACTAGTTGCCGATGCTATGAGAAACGTATCGGTACAATCTGATAATTTGATTGATATGTATCGAAGAATGCAAGCAGGATTAGAAAGACTTGGACAAAGTATAGATACTATTAAAAATAGAGCTAATGATGCGGCTAATGTTTTAATGGGTCAGGCTTCCATTACTAATGTAGATAGACGTAGTGAACAAGTCCTAGGTAATATAAGTGCTTATTCATCTAATGAAGTAGCATCTGTGGCTGAACAAACGGCAGTTATTGCTGGCGGGGGTGAAGAGGGTAAAAGATTAGCAGATCAAATTAAAGCAAATAAGTTATTAACAGATCAGTTACCCAAACTATTAAAAGGGGCTACTGGACAAAATGTTGGTGGTGTAGTTGACGAACTAGAAAAAATGTTTGCACAAGCTCAATTAACAGCACCGGCTGGATTATTTGATTCTATTGAACAAGAGCTACAAAGTAAACTACAAGGAAGAGAAGAAAGTTCTATTGGAGATTTAGCAGAAGAGTTGGATATTGTTGGAATAGCATCTAAAACAACTGGTGAAGCCTTAAAAACTTCACAAATTTTGCAAAAACAATATAATGATGCTACACAAACCGTGACCGATTTAATGAATCAATATGGAAAAGCTCTCAATGAAGCTACTGAATGGCAATTAAGGGCCACAGATATTAGAGCCAGAGCAGATATTCAATTAGCGGAAACTTTAGGTAAAACATTAAGTTTAGCTGAACAAAATGCACCACAACAACAAAGAATTTTAGGTTTAACTAGTGGTGTTATACAAGGAGGCTCTTTAGATCCTAATAAGATTTTTGCCACAATGACCGCCGCTATAGCAGAATTAGGTCAAGCAGGAACGGAAAATAAACCAGCTACAGGTATGTATGCTGAATTAGACAAAGTCAAAGGAACCCCAGCAGAAGCAGAACAGCTAGCACTAATTGCAAAACAGAACAATGCTATTAATAATAGTAGAAAAGCATTAGAAGAGCTAGCAAACGATGGTTCAGCAGCAGCTAATGCATTAAAAAGACTACAAGAGCAACAGAAGGTGGCAGCAGGATCTGTAAACTTTTTGCAAAAAGTATTAACCAGTGATGCTACTGAATTGGATAAGATGAATAAAGGACTAGCTGCATATACTAAATTAGTGAGCGGTAAAGCTACGGCTGGTGATATTAATAGTCTACAATTTAGACAACAGGCGTTTGGTGGTTTGCAAGAAATGCAGGGACTATTACCAGATAGTGTGTTCAATCAGATGCAAGCTAAGATGAGTGAAGCTATGATTGATGCTATGCCTGGTGGATCAGATATGTTGGATAGAAGTACAGGTGCATTATATACTGCCGATGAAATTGATCCCGCTACTGGACAAAAAAGGGCAGTTACTAAAGAAATGACCTTTAGACAAGCTTTAAGGATGAGGGCAGAAGGTAAAGATCCAGTGCAGCAACAATTTATAGATGCTTATAACGCTGCTGTACAGGCCCAACAGGACGCTGCTAGGCTTTTAGCCACCTCGTCTGTTCAAGCTGCCGAAACTTTTAAACAAGCAGCAACAGAGGCACTACAAGCAAGAAATGAAGCACCACGATCAATTTTAGAAAGAGCCAAAACAGAAGCAGAAGCTGTGGTAACTCCACCAACAGAAAAACCAAGAGAAAATACACTAGTTAAAACCGAAGCACAACTTGATGCAGAGGCGAAGGATAAAGATCCTTTATCTTTAGGCTTAGAAAATGTGAACACAAGTATATCTAATCTTACTACAGCTATATATACTTTGGCCGGTACTATTACAGCATTAGTTGGTGCTATAGCAGCATACAAAACCATACAATCTGCTGGTGGTATTGGTAATGCTATAGGAAGCGCTGTGGATATGGTTCGTGGCCGTCGCAGAAGAACTGGATTTGGTGGTTCTGACGCTCCATCAGCAGGATCTCGCGCTGCTGGAAATGCTAGAAAAAATGCTCGTTATGATTCAGATGGTGTTCGTGGAGAAGCAAGTCGCGCTCCTAAAACACAAGCAGATATTGATGCTCAAAGAAAAAGGATTGAAGCTAAACGTACGAAAGCAGAGCAAGGCACAACTCCAAAAAAACCAGTAGTGGCCACGCCCACTCCAGATGTCAAACCCAAAGTTTCAGTTACTCCACCTCCTGTTCCTGGTAAAACAATTGTTGGCCAATTTCCACCACCTGAAGCTCCCAAACCTCAAGTTAAACCAGATATTGTACCACCACCAGTTCCTGGAAAAACAATAGTTGGCCAATTTCCTCCTAAAACTGAAGCATCACTACCAAAATCAGCCACAAAAGCAGCTGGTGCTGTAGTTGATGCGGCTTCATCATTAGACGAAGTTGTTACCGTTGCTCAAAGCGTTGCAAATATTGCTAGTGGCCAAGGCACAGCACAAGATGTTGTATATGGAGCAACCAGCGCTTTAGAAATTGCTAATCAGACTGGTGTTGCTAGTAAAATGCCAGGATTAGCCAAGGCTGGAGCTGGTGTTAGTGGCACATCAGGATTCTTAGCATTAAATACAGTTATTAGTGGCATAACTAATGCTCTTGAATTTGCTATGGATCGAGCAAAATACTCTCAGAAGATGCAAGATAAATCAGATACTGGGCTAGAACGAGCACAGACTAGAGATTATACTGGTTTTATTACTGATAGTTTATATGGCGCGTTAGAAGGTTTAATGGATCCTATTGGTAAAATTGTAGAAGCTAGATATGTTATTAAAGATTTATATAGCGATGTATCTAATACTGTTGAAGCTGAAGCTAAAACAAAAAGAATTGAACAAAAAGGCAAAGACATTAGAGCCGAACAACGAGGAGAACAAGGCAAGGCACTAAATGCCTTACCTATGATAGAACAAAATAGAGCTATGGAAGAAGCTCAAAATAAACTAGAGCTTAAGAAGGCTCAAGAAATTAAAAATCGCGGTGGTTCATTAGCTGATTTTGCTAAAACATTCGATGTATCAGAATCTTCATTAGGCGTTGGCTCATTAGATGAATTGATAGCCAAACGAGAAGCAACTATTCAAGCATTACCGCAAGATAGAATGGGAGCTAGAAAACAAGAGAAGAAAGGAACATGGGACTGGAGCAGCAATGCCGACCCCAAGGGCTTCTCAGATGCTGTTCAACAAGAACTTGAATTTAGAGAATCTCAACTTGGTAAACCATTATCTGCAATGGAGCAGATGGCTAATGAAGCAACTAAGCCGGGTAGTATTTATACTCATGATATTCATTTAGCTAAAATTTTAGAAAAATTTGTTGGTGGCTCAAGCGTTGCCGGTGCCGCTGCCTCAATGATAGATAATGAATCTCTTAAGAAAATATCAGAAGGTGCTGGACAAGCACTACAAAAGGGTGCAACATCTATTTATGATACTTTAACTAACACAGATAAGATGAAAAATGTGACCCAAAAAGCTACCACAACACTACTTAATCCTAATGAAAGTTTAGCTAAGGGCAAGGATTATATAACATCATTCTTTAAGACTAAGTCCCCAGGTATGTCAAAATTGGCAGATGCTAAACTCGATACGAATAATAAAGATATTATTAAATACTTTACTGATCCTAATGCTTTTAATCTTAAAACTGCTGATGGTATGGATGTTCCAACAGCAACTACCAGTTGTGAATGTGATTTATTAACTCAAATATTAGCCGCTATTAAAGACTATTATAATGCACTCAATCAAAAAATTACATCACCCACATCTTTGACACCATCAGCACCTATAGCCGCACCAACACCTCCAGGAGTTATACCGCCAACAGATATGGCACCAACTCCTATTCCAACACCAGAAGTAAAACCCGAAGTTGTTGCTCCAGCAGAAAAAGAAAAAACTAATGAATTTACTCTAGGCGAAGACTACGTAACACGCGCTGAAAAACAATATGCTCCAACACCAGAAAGAAAAGCATTTGTACAAAACGAACTTAAGGATGCTAGAAAAAGAGCAAGAATGGGTAAGAAATCTGCTACTGATGATAGTGTTATTAGTGCTAGTACTTTTGAATTAAGAAATATAGCACAAGCTGAAAAAGTTAAGAAGAGAGAGGAATATCTATTAAAACAAAATCCAAAAACTCGTGCTAGACTAATGACTAAGGCTGAAAAAGAAGCTGGCTTAGGAGACAAGCTAGAAGCTATTGAAAGAGATCGTGAAATATCTAGTCAAGGATATGCTACTAAAAATATTAATGATACTACTAATGGAAAAATGACAGTTATTGGTACGAGCCAACCAACACAATTTGATAAAGATAATAGAATGGCAATGCCAACAGCTACTGCATTAAATCCCCAACAACAAGAAGCCTTAAATAGAGCTGGCGCAATGGCTCAAGAACATAATCAAAAAATGTCTGAATTACAACGTAGACAAGATGCTGGAGAAACATTAACGCCACAAGAAAGCAATGCTCTATCTGTTCATAGAAATGGGCAAACAGCAGAACAAAATATATTAAGTCAGTATCCAACACCAGTACCATCTAATATACCTAAGCCAGTAGAATATACTCGTCAGGTTCAAACTACTGAAAATAGAGGATCATTAGATGGTGGAGCACAAGGGGATAGAAATAATATTAATGGAATGAATGGTGGTTTACTATCTATTGATCCTAAGAGTCTAGCAGGACTTACCACATTTAATAGTTCTTTTGCTACTTATGTTGATAAATTAGTTAATCATCAATTCCCACCAATCGAAGGTAAGGTTGATATTAATCATAAATTAGAAGTCAATATGACAGGGGCGGCATCTATAGCTACGCTTGAAAAACGCTTACAAGAACTAGCAGTAGCATTAATTGCTCCAAAGATCGAAGAATTACGTAAAGACATTAAGAAATTTATACCAGATCTACAACCATCAGGAACCAAGGGCGAAACTAAGAATTAAATAGGATAAACATATGGCATCATATAATACTCAATTACAAGTTTATTATTGTAAACAAAGTGAAAGTCCAGGAATAATACATCGGATAGCACCAGCACCATCTATTAGTATTAGTCCAGAAATTTACTATGCTAATGATAATGTTATTGGATATACATATAATATCACATTAAATGGTTACGCAAATGCCTTAAGAAAAGAACTAGACGCTGGATCCACAGATTTTGGCTTACCAGATACCATTACACATATGGGTGATTTAAGAGCAATCTTTAATGTGAACGGAGGCAATCTTTATATCAAACAAGGATCACAGAATCTACTGATTGCTAAAGGCGCCACAATAAAAAGTATACAATTTAGTGAATCTGATAATAGATGGGTCAATTATGCGCCCTTTACTATTGAGTTAGAATTTAATGAGGTAGATTTTATAGGATGTGATGGTAATGACACCATAGGTTGCAATAGTAGTATTTTTCATCAAATTAATAATGCAAAAAATATTGCTGATAAACTTATAGATATTAAACAATATAAAATTAAAGAATTTACTGATAGATGGACTATTACTATAGATAATAAAATATATGAAAATACTAATGGTGTTTTTAGAGTTAACTATAATATTTCGGCCACGGGTAAAAATTATCATATAAATGATAATCTAGTACCAGCTTGGCAACAAGCTAGATTATTTGTACAAGATAAATTATATAAACAAGTATATAGTTTAATTAATGGTAATTTACAAATAGATAGTGATAGTGGCTGTTCAGCAACTAAGAGCTTAGATCAGCTGCATCATACAGATAATACATCTCCACGACAGAGTGGTTTACTACAGGGTTTTAATACATTACGAGATGGTGGCTTACCAGTTTATGATATTTATAATGAGCAAATATCATGTGATTGTTCAGAAGCAGATGGATCCTTTTCTGTGACATATGAAGCACTAGTTAAACAATATGATAGTTCTAAAAACCCATTAGCTAATGCCGCATTACATACATATACTAAAAATATTACAACAAGCACTGACCAAACTACAGAAGTTACCATTGCTATTCAAGGTAATATTCAAGGTTTAGTAAGAGGAGGTTTTATATATTATGCTGGTAATGATTTTATTTTACCTCAAAGTGGTACGTTTATTACTTCAGTAGATGGAGCAGAAACGAAATACAGTAATGCTTTAAGTTTTTATGGTACAATTGGTAGCACTACTGATCTATATGATTCAGTTAAATCTACACTAAATATAACTAAGAGTCAATTATTAATTAAAGGTACTGATGGTCTACCTTCGCCATCAAATTTTACATTAGACCATAATTACACCGATGGTACATTATCTTATAATGCAACATATGAAAAATCTTTAGTGACAGCTTTAGAGAAAGGTTATACTAATGTTAGTATAACAAGACAAGATCCTGTTGATATTGTGCAAGAATTTATTATACCAGGTAGAATTCAGGGGCCTTTAATACAAAAACTAAATATGAAAACAGCACGCACAGTATCTGTTAATATAGAAGGTTGGTCAGAAAGCAATAAGGGTTGTGAAATAACAGACATATGTAGTGGTATTCCATATTTTAATATTAAAAATTTTCAAAACTTATTAGTTGAAAATAATAATTGGGTAAAAACTAAAGAGGATTATAATGTAAATAAATTAGATGGTTCTTATTCTATTTCATTAGAATATATGATTAGGAGTTGTTCATGACATCAATTTATCAGCCGGAAACTAAGATTTTTTATGGCGAACTAATATCAGATAATAGATTAATTCCAGCTCCTAATATGTCTATTTCTATAGAATATAACTATAGTAATGATACTATCATTGGCTATACATATATAGTAAATCTAACAGGTTTTGCAACATCATTAGATCTACGTTCGCTAAACTATGGAGATCCCATACCAGAACCATCAGAGTATAATACCGGCGCTGTATTAGATCAAATACATAAGTTACGCAAAACATTAAGTCAAAATGGGAGTATTTTACATGTTGTTGATGGTCAAGATAATCCTATTCTAAAAGCTAAGGGTGGTATTTTACGTTCATTTAGTGTTGATGAATCTTCTAATAATTGGACACATTTTGCAAACTATACAGCTTCTTTAGAGTTTCATAGCATAGATTTTGGAGATGCTGTAGAAGATTGCTCGTCTATTTTCTTGGACCCATCGACATATAATACTTCTGGTATATTAGATATTACTAATTATAAGATTAAATCTTTTAGTGATAGTTGGTCATTTAGCTTTGATGAGAATGAATCTTTTGCTAAAATTAAAAATAATGAACTAAATACTAATCTAAATATTAATAATCATAGTTTTAATATAGAATATACAATTAATGCTGTTGGTAAACATGTTTTTAACTATACTAATGAAGATACCGGCGACTCAACAATTTTACCAGCTTGGGAGCAAGCAAAAAACTTTGTTCAAGATAGATTATATAATCAGGTTACCAATCTTATTAATAATGTTATTAAAGACTCATATAGCTCTGCATGTGTAAGCTCTGATGGATTAGATGATATCTTAGCGCCGGGATCTGGAAGTGGATTATTAAAAGGTATGAATGATGCTCAATATAATATATTTAATGAGCAAATTACATGTGAAGCATCAGAGTCCGCAGGCTCTTTTTCTGCAACATACTCAGCTATTGTTAAAAGTAGATTAGGAAATACTAGCTGGAGTTCTCAAAATACTCGTCATACAGTTTCTAAATCAGTTGCCACCACAACAGAACGCACAGGACAAAATAATACTAGTATTAGTATAAGTGGAACTATAGAGGGCTTAATTGAAGGAGGATTAGTTAGAATTAATCAGCCTATCCAACTACCATCTAATGGTGCAATTTTAATAGCCAATAATCCTTCAACCACAAAATATAACAATGCTAAAGCTTTATTAGATCAAATTTATAGTGATTCTGATTATGGTGGTGGTTTAGGAGAGTGTGGAAAAAGAGATTTAAAACCATCTTTTAAGACAGCACTAGGTATAACCTTAGCCGCAATCAATACTTCACCAAATCCCAACGATTGCACCCCTGATGCACCACATCCTATATCTTTTAACTTGACACATGATTATAATGCTGGTACTATTAATTATAGTATAGAGTATAGTAAAAGCAAAGCTTGTGGTAAAAAATTTAGTGATATTTCAATACAGACCACTAATCCTACCAAAGTTTTGGCCGTTTTTAATATTCCTAATAGTTATAATTGCCCAATTGTACAAGAATTAGGAACCTATACATCAAAAACAGTGTCTTTAACCATACAAGGAATAGATAGTAGTGAAATTGGACAACCTACTAATTTGGATATTGTTAGTGAAATTACTAAAGAATTAAGTTTAGGATGTTATGATATGGGATATTTACCAGTCACATTACCACCAGCAGGCACATATATTATAACACAAAAACAATATACAAGAAATCCAATAGATGGATCTTTTACTATTAATATAGCATATATTTGTGGCACTACTGGCTGTTCTATACCACCATTTTTAGCTTAGGAATTTTATTATGTCGGATTGTGATGTATTGTTTGCTCCAATTAAATTTTTAGGCGCTAGCGTATTATCATTTAATGCGTCTTTAGGCTTAGGTTCATCAGAGAGCAGTTTAAATGTTGATTTAGTAGAAGATTGTGAAAATAATGATCAATTTATGCCAATAAATGGATTAATCGGAGTTGGAGCACCAGCGTATTTTAGTGCTGGTACTTTTCAATTTGGTGGTGTTTTAACTAATTGGACAGCAACACAGGGCGCTTCTGGACAAACATTTAATGTTAAGATTGTTGATCCAAGACAACTTTTAGAAAACACAGCCGTAGTAACAGATTCTTATCTTGGACCACCAGTTCAAGGTCTTAATTATTTTAATGCCTATGCATACTGGGAATCTCAGGTTCTTCAAGGAAATTGTGTTGTTTTTGGATCATCTCTTGGTGGAGAACGAGGTATGCCATATCAGAAAATTATAGAAGCTCTACAAGGAATGAATCCAACAATTTATTCCCCTACTGGCTATGCTTATACTATCAATTTTAGTAGTTTTCCTAGTGGTTTGCCAGAATATTATAGGGTTGCTGGACCCAGTGTTACTCTTTTACAGCTTTTACAAGATGTTTGTGATGTTATGGGTTTTGATTTTTATGTAAATTTATTGCCTGGAGCTATAATTAATATAGGTTTAATAAATCTAAAAACTCCTGTAACTTCTTTTAGTAGCATAGTAGCAGCTTACAATAGCATAGCTACAGATTTAAGTTATGGTCAAGAACTTAGAAATGAAGTTACAAAAACAGTATTATTTGGTGAATATCAACATTATCTTAGTCAAGTTAATAAGTTTAATTATTTTTTTGGCGAAGATTTAATAGATGGAGAATATGTACCAGTAGTTCCATATAGATATGATGAGTGTGGATTTTGGATTAGAAAAAGGGTAGAAGCTTTAAATCTTACTTTACGTAAACCATTGCCCACTAATGGCCCTTATACTATTCATGAATTAGATATTAGAGCAGCCATGGCGTCTCAAGACTTATGGAGAGAACGAGTAATGAGCGAAAGTATCAATGGAAGTTTTAATAAAGCTGTTAGAGATAATTGGCCAGAAGCCAAAACAGATAGTAGAGCTAATGTTAATAGTATAGGACAAGCTTCTCAAGCCCTCGGCGCAACACAAGACGCACAAGGTAAACCATTATTTGTAGATGCTTTAAATCAAGCTAGACCTCAAAATCAAGAAGCTAATAAACCAGAATTTTTAGAAGATTTAGACAAAGTTTGGAATTTTATTAAATCTTTAGGTGATACATATTATGGAAAACAATTTATCACACCATTAAATCAAATTATTTGTTACTATCAGTTACCAGATGCGCCTCTGTCTGAAAAAGTATTTTCTGATATACCAACTAATGCTGGCGGATGGATTGAGGATGGTAATCCTGTATTACAACTTAATGAACCAGAATTAAGCTTTTTTAGAGAAGACGATGGTAGAATTAGTTGTTTTGCATTATTTAATAAAGATGGTAATGCTCCTGATGAAGAATCTACTAGTGGCGAAGCAAAGAGTAGTTTTACTGGTGACGTTAATCCTCCTACTAACCCAGTCGTTTAACCACAAGGAATTATACAATGGCCGGAGTTGAATGCGGTAAAATTGATATCAGCAAATTATCTGAAGATGAAATTATATCTGTAGGAGATAAACTATGGGTTAAAGCGGATGTAGATGAAAAGATCTATATCTGGAGAGATAAACCTAATGTAGTAATTAAATTTAGTGACTCTTGTGTAACCACAATATGTGATGATCAAGTTGATATTTTACCATCTTTATTATTGATGTCTACAGCATTAGAGACTACTAAAAAAGCCACAGATGATGATGGTGGTGAAAATAATGTTAATGAGGATAATGCTAGAGATAAAAAAGCTAAAACATCTTGTGTATTAGATCCACAATTATTAAAAGGTGCTCAACAGAGATTAGACGGCCACAGTATTAATAATCATGGATATCAGCCCGCTGCTATTATGCCAGCAGCTGCTGTTATTCCAATGAAAAGTAATATTAAGCTATATGGTCCATATGCTTCTTCTAATTTTGGTAATAGTGCTGGTGGCACACAAGTTAGTACTGATACCGATTTATGTCCTTGGGTTTTTGGATCTATAGACGCTATGAATGCTGCCGGTAGATCAATGGTTGAATCTTCGGCTATAGGTTTAATTAAAAGCGAAACAGGCTCAGTTACTGCTCCAGGATTACCCAATATTGCTGGTCTTGGTTTTACAGTTGGTTCGGCTGGTCCTAATCTAAGTAATATTAGTTTTACATTTGGATCTTCTGGTATTACTACAAGCTATGAATTTAGAACCTTTACACCCAAGTTTGGAGGATTGAATAGACACTTTATAGATAAATTCAAATCTATTGCTAAAAATAGACAAACACAAATTAAATTTTTAAGATCAAACCAGATCAACCAAAATAAAATCAATCGTAAAATTGAAAAATATAAAAGAAATAATAAGAAGCCTAATGCCGTACAATCTCCAGGTAGACAATATTCTCTACAAAGAGTAATAATGGGTGAAATTTATGATTGGCAGTACCACAATGGGAGTATAGGACAAAGAACTGTTGTTGGTACTGATACTCTCTCTAAGAGTGTTGCTGAAATGATTTATGATTATGATAAAAAAGCATACATGAGTTTTGATGGTTTATTTGGCCCATTATCTGTTAAAGGAGATGGTGGATTACCTCGTTATGCCAGTTTTGATGCTAATTCCCATAAATCATCTCCTATAGCACCTCAACCACCATTTACCGTTAGTGGAGATTGTAGCAATAAGTCATTCATCCATGAACAATATAATGTAGAAATTACACAAGATTATAATAATCCTTTAACTAATGATTTTGGCGATGATGAACACCATCATACGGGCTCTGGTCATGGCAATGTTATAGATATTATTGGTCGTGAATCTACCATACCAGAAAGTGGTATTATTAGAAATTTATACCATCCTGATAATACAGATAGAAATTCCGACGATTATCGGTTTTTAGGTATGAGAGGACCCATTATTTTACATAGTTGGGGATATGACTTAGATGGTAAGCCTGTACCTAATGAAGTAGATAGCGACGATAATGCCAAAGTGGGTGTCTTTAAAAATACCCAACTAAAAGATAAATTCTTACCTGATTGGCTAACAAAACCAGCCACATGGCCAGCCGCACCTATTGATTTGAGATTTGATAGAGAAAGAGGCTTATGGGTTAGTCCACAATCTTATCGTATCATAGTTGCAAAAATTATTGATACTGTAAATTGCTATGGTGAAGGTAAGGCTGTTATAGTTCCATATGGGAAAAAACTCTTTGATAAAGAAGGAGTGGAGATAAATCCAAAATTTGATGACAAATGCGGTCCCGGTAAAGAAAAACAAGAATATGAATGGATATTAGTTAATATAGGTCCTTGTGATGATATTAGTAGTAGTAGTAGTAATGATTGTGCTGGTGGTATAGAGGTTATCACTGGATTATCTTTAACATCAGAAGGATTAGTAGCTACTCGTAAAAGAGTTATAGTGTCTTGTTATGCTGATATTGATCCCATAACCATTAGCACAACAGACTGCAATAGTTCCTCTTCTTCTAGTAGCAGTTCTTCTAGTAGTAGTAGTAGTTCTAGTAGTAGTAGTAGTAGTAGTAGTAGTAGTAGTAGTAGTAGTAGTAGTAGTAGTTCAAGTAGTAGCAGTAGTAGTTCATCGAGTTCATCGGAAGAATCCTATGATGCATCTATTATGATTCAAGTTGTAGATAGAATTGGTAAGAGACATAATATAGATGAATTAGTATATGCTTATTTTGATACATTAACAGAAAAATATATAGTATTAGATAAATATTCTGAGCCTATTACTCCTACTGTATATGGATCATATGTTCCACTAGATGCTACTATGGGCATACTCACAGTAGAATATAGTACTGGTATAGATTATTGTACAGATGGTATTGTAACAGGAACAGAAGTAACTGTTGCTAATAAACTTAAATTATCTACCAATTGCGCATCAGCACCTGCTATTGCTATTAAAATGGAAAGAACAAAGAAAGAATAAAATATGAGTATTTGTCCATCAAACACACCAACACCACTTCCTTCATCGACGCGTCCAGTAACACCAACTGTTACGACTACTAGAACGCCTACTAGAACATTAACTCAAAGTCCTCAAGCAACATCGACACCAACCAATACTCCTCAAGTAAGTTCATCATCTATACCTAATAATAGTTTTTTAACACCAACCTTCATTACTGATACTCCTGTCCCCTCCCAGTCTGTACAAGTCTCTAATACTCCTACTCCGTCAATATCTCCAGCAAATACAACGACACCAACACCGACTAGAACATCTACACCAGGATCGACTATTACACCAACTATATCTGTATCTCAATCTCATACTCCAACCAGAACATCAACTAGCTCACGAACTCAAACACCAACAGTTACACTGAGTCAGTCTGTCACAAAAACACCAACAAAAACTAACACTCCAACAAGAACAGTTACTCGTACGCCAACACGCACAGTAACAAAATCAGTATCTACAACTCCAACTTCTAGTTTTGGACTTAATATTACGCCATCTAAATCACCAGCACCTACATCTCCTATATCTCGAACTCCTACTAGAACACCATATCCTACTAAATCCGTATCTGGTACTCCGGCACCGACTAAGACTCCAGGACTATCCGCAACAGTAACAAGAACACCAACCCCCACTAATTCTCAGTGTCCTTAAAATTATAATGAAAACTTTAGTTTGGACTAGTGCAAATGATGAAATGTTTAGTCTGTTGACCCAATGGGTTATTAGCTTGCGCACACTAGGTCATTATACTGGTGAATTATTAATATTAGATTATGGCATTAGTGCATCAAATAAAAAACTACTTAATCAACTAGATGTTAAATACGTTTCTATGAACAATAGTGGACCTATTGTTAATCATAGATATATTGATATTATTGATATATTAAAAAATTATAATTCAGAATATTTAATTCTTCATTTAGATGCAGATATTTGGTTTCAAAAAGATATGAATGGTATTTTTGATCTTATTGACAAAGAACAAGGCTGTCTTTTTTCTCCAGATGTACACTGGTATTCTCAACCATTTTTATCTAAAAACAATAATGAAAAAATATTTTATGAAAATAAAATACGCCGTATTCATAACGCATACGATGGGACCATCCAGGGCGGATTATCTGCTGGAAAAAATATAAATTTAATTGCTAAGTATACATTAATGCATAATTATTTTATAAATAATATAGTTAGAGATGAATATGGATCGGATCAATTTTTATTTAATATACTATTTGAAGAAAGCATTGATAAGGCAGATGCTCATCTATGGAACTGTATTGGTTCTGATATCGTTTATAATAATGGTATTTGGTATTCTAAAAAACATAGTAATAAACTAGTTGAATGCATAGGAATACATGTCGTAGGTATGTTACGGCACGAAAAACATAGATTATTTAAATACAACTATAATCATTTAATATTAGAAAATTTAAAAGATATTAATCATAATATAAATAAAAATATATATATAGAATCTTTACCTATAGACCACGGAAGTTGTATAGCTGATCAATTAATTAGTATTATTAATTTATGTAAAACTTACTATAATCATAATATAACTATAGGGTTTAATTATCAAGATATAATCTTATGTCCATACGATATTGGCTGTCAACGATTGGTTCCTTTGAACCATGGTCATGACCACTATTGGGATATTCTTGGTCTAGAAAGAAAACCACACATAGCCGATCCATTCAAGCTCTTTATTTCTGCTAAAGCTACAAATAATATTGCACAAATCCCCGTATCATATACTAAACAATTATGTGATAAATTCTCATCGCATTGGCTAGATTTTATGTTAAGCATGATGATAAAACAACATCATATGTCATATGGTTTAATTATTTAACATATTTATCCACGAATTAATACAATCATTTTTATTTGATATTTTATTTATTAAATAATTATATGCATTATAAATTATAGTTTTTCTTAACTGTTCATCAAAAGCCAATTGACTTGCTCTATAGCTCATCTCATCAGAACTATTGCATAAAAATCCAGTTTCTCCATTAATAATTAGTTCTGGTAAAGCATAGTTATTTTCTGTTACTATTGGTACACCAGCAGCATAACATTCTGGAACTATACGACAGTAACTTTCTCTACTACCACCAGTTTTATGTATTAGACAATGTAATTTATTATAACAGTCTTTTACTGGAATTCCGCCAGGACTCCAGGTTTGCCAATCCAATCCTTGTGGCGCTGATCCACACTTTTTAAAGGCGTTTTCTCCAAAGCCCAATATAAAAGTTTTAGTTGGTAGTGGGGAACTCACTTTATAAAAAATATTCCACATATCACTAGAAAATTTAGATCCATCATCTCTTGAAATCCTACCCATACAAAAATAGTCTTTAGGTATTCTATAATTAAATTCTAAATTTTGTGCTATATTATTTGGATTAAAATATGGTTGATATTCATTAAAAATATTTACATCTATACCAGTTTTTTCTTTGATGGTTGATAATAGCATATTTTGTTGATATTTTGATACAAATCCATGATAGTCGATCCATTTATTTTGTATTGCAATAAGTTCATTATCGAATAACCAAGTCATACAATTAAACCAAATGATTAATTTAGGTTTACCATATTCCATAATTTCTGGTAATTTTTTTAAGAATTCTCCATTACAAAAAGACACAACTACTTTATCTTTAAAAATATCTTTTGTATAATCTATGGTTTTACATCCTCTGTTGTCACAAAGCTTTCTCATTTTACTATCACACCCAAACATAGGAACTAAATTTACATTAATATTATATTCTCTCCATAAGTCAATATTATGATCTAGCTCAGTATCAGCGCCACCAACAAAAGATGGATATCCGGCAACCCATATTTCATTCATATTTTAATTCTCGACATCCATGCTATTTGTAATAGAAATTCTTGTTGAAAAAAGACCAATTTATCTATATTAGAAATATCACTATTTTGTATTTCGCACCAATTCCAAATTTTATCTTTCATATGTTGCTCAAAATACTCAGCGTTCGGAGCATAATCGTGTGCCATAATAACGTCTCCAGCTTTTAGTAGTGGAGCTATAGTATTATATTCGCATTTCTTGCATCCGCCATCGCACAAAATTAAAGACAAACCATCCTGTTGTATAAAAGATTCTATTTCATATTTAGCTTCTTCATTTATAAATGTATTATTATCATAGTCAAACAAATTTTTTGTTCTTACATCCACATTACGATCTTTTACTAGTGGTTTTAAAAATTCTTGATCATGTATATCATAGGTTAATATAGGATTATTTTGTAATCCTAGTTCATCCATAATATCTCTTAAACAGAGCGTTAAACCTCCATGAAAAGTTCCTATTTCTAGTATTCTGGCGGGTTTCGTTTGTGATAAAAACTCCTTAAATACTTTGGGAGTATCAGGATGCTGACTCATAAATAGATATCCATAAGCAAATCCACCTTCAATCATTTAAACCTCCGAGATCTAACTTAGATAGTACATAATTTATATTATTCTGTAATGTACAATTTTTTACAAACCAACTTCTAGCATTATTTCTAATAAAGTTTAAATATTCAATATCATCCTTAATTTTATTTAAATAATAAATTAAATATTCAGCAAACTCGCCATAATTTAAATACCAAGGATTACCATCCCAGTATTTACAATCAGTATAGCAACTAATATAATGATAGTTTGGAATAAGCGGATCAGGATACTGAATATTCAAATATGGTCTAATTACTGGAACACCAATACCAAAACATTCTATATCTCTGTTGCATACTTCTGTTCCTCCGGGTAAACTTAGTGCAACTCTATATTGAGTTAAATCTTTAAGATAACTAATATAGTCTAATGATTGATTATTAGTATTTCTATCAATAATTAATATAGATGGATCTTTAATATGATCAATCATATATTTTCTAAAATCCCATAAATAACCTCTAAAATATAACTGTGGAATTGTAGACTCTATACTTGTTGATTTAAATAAGTCTTCTATAAACTCAAGAGAGCCATCCTCATATGGACCATAAAAGAAAGACTCATATCTAGTTTTAATATCAGATGGACAATCTATGTCTGGATTATCTTTTTCATAATTTTTAAAACTAAAATAGTCAATATAATTAAAGCCACCAGGATAGAAAAATTGAACCATTTTAGATGGTTTCCATCCCAAATGTTGCATAAAATGATACTTCCAATTATCAAAAAATGATATTAGTATATATTTTTGATTGATTGGATTAAGTATAGAAAAATTCATACAACTATAAATGCTACCATATCCATTATCTTCATATTGAGGTTCATTTTTAATAGTAAATGAATATTGAGGATAATCAATACATAACTTATCATATAGTTTATTAAAAAATGTAGTTACATAATATTTTCCTAGATCTCTAAACTGATGTCTGACAATTAATTCCATAATATTGGACCAGTTATGGGATCGGCCCATCCTTTATTAATACTATGAGGCCATACTAACCAACTGTGTGGTTTTTCTTTTGTTATAAAACTTCTCCAAACTTTACAGTATCCTTCTGGATCATTTTTCATTCTGGATATTTCATCAGAATCAGCATCTTGTCTAAAAATATCATTTCCTTCTTTATCTTTAAAGGCAACAGCCCAAAAATCATAATCATCTTCAGGCACCTGATCATAGCCAATATCAATACAATGTTTAAAAATTGGCTGCAATGAATCTTCAAATGCTTGATCAGATATTGTCATATTTTCCAACTTTGGCGGCTTATGATCAATCACATCTTGTGTTATAGAACGTGTACTAAATTGCATACCGGCATATTTTTCATAGTCTTTTAATGATCGAACATTACCAAAACTATATTTACCAAAATCAATATCATTAATTTCATTATCCATACCGAATAATTTACGATTTCTTAGATGACATTTATTATTTTTGTCTACCCACTTAGTATCATCATCCCATTGTTTGCTGCGTCCCTTTCGCGTATATTCATGCCAACACACTACTTTATGAGGATAAAATATATCGTACCCATGAGTAAAAGCTCTAACAGCAACATTTATTTCTTCACCATGAAAATAATAGTTCGGATCATGTTTAACTTCTTTAGCAAATATTCCTAAAGTAAATGCAAAATGAGCACTATAAAAACGGCCCATTAATGGTTCATCTAAATTATCTATATCAGAATTAAAGGAAGCAGGAAGAAAGAATACTGCACCTTCTGGTATGTATCTATCAAAGGTCATTTTCCATGGCTCTTGAACTCTAGCATCCGGATCATTATCAGGATCAAAACTAGGGATATATGCTGTTATAAGAGGCTTAGGATATCCTTTATCCTGAAGAGATAATAACATATCTATTAATATTTCATCCCAATTTTCTATAAATCTATGATGACTATCTAGTTGCAGAGTATACGTTTCACCCTGATATAAATTCTGGACCAGATTTCTCGCCCAACAAACTCCTTGACTATCTCTGTAGTCGATATCTATAATCTTAAAGCGACTATCATAAATATAATCATTTAAATGATCCCATTCATCCAGATCACAATGTTGCCAGCATATAGCAAATCTTAAATTTTCTGGATATTTAGCTTTACTAATACAATCTTTTAATGTGGGTAATAATTGAGGATCTCGATAAGATGCAATTTGTATAAATATAGTATTAGTTTTCTTTTCGTTCTGTTGCATGGTAATGGTGAACTCTGTTGTGTGTTATGGGACTAGCTAAAAGAATAGCTGGGTGTATTTTCTTCTCTTTGGTAAGAGTATAAATATGACTCATCCAGGTTTGTTCATATGGATGTTGCCATGTGGTATCTAGAAAACATTTCTTATTGCCTGTCTGACTTATAATATGAGGCCAATTAGAATAGTAAATCTCTCCATCAGCATATGGAATACCATTAAGAGTTTTAATATTATCGAATTTAGTGGGTGGCTTTTGTTGAATATTTCCAAAGTATTCTTCTCTTAGAGATTGTGGAATATTATGCCAACTCCACTGATCACCATTATGACCATAAAATTCACTAAAACTAAACTTAATAAAGTCATATTTTTCTTTATTCATAATCTTAAGCAAAGAAGAGTAGAGGTCTTTAACGTTCTTAGACAATCCAAAATTACACAATCCCTCATAATCCAATAACATATCATCCTCAAAGAAAAACATATAATCAGCCCCTGATTCTGCAAAATGTTCGGCCGCTAATTGGCGACCTCCACAAATGCCCAAATTACCTTTTCTAATTTCAGTAAAATTATATTGTTTGACAATTTGATCGTATTCTGGAAATAAACTACTATCAGTAGAATTATTAATTAAGATCTTATTCGTTTGATCAATAAATTTAGGATCATGCTTCATAAATGAAGACAATACCATATTAACCTGTGACGGAGAATTAAATGTAATTATATATAGATTTATTTGTTTATCTTTACTTTTAATCTTGGATTGTTGTAATTGTTCAAAAAAATAATATACTAATCCGTTGTCCTCTATCATTTCAAAGTGATATGTTTCTGGATCCAAATACGTCATAATAGTAAAGATACTTTCTTCAGTACCCATATATCCATTATTAAGAGTGTCTGCTAATAATTCATAGTATAATTGATTAGCTTTACTTATACTATCTTTATGTCCTCCAAAAAAACCACCACGAGCTACTCTATTAACAGTATCGTTTTGTGAATATTTTTTCATTCCATCAATACCAAAACCATGTATTTCTTTATCTGTTTCATAAGGAAATGCTATAAAAAGAAAATTATCAGATAATTTAAGAAGATTATTAATTACTATAGGATTATTAAAATATCCTAAGCTCATTGTGTTACTAAGTCCACCATCTATCCAATAAAAATAGGAACTGTTAAAAGGATCAAAACACTTAGCGTTATGCAGCAAAAACATCTTGCTCATAACCATAGGATTATAATATGCTAATGATCCTTGTGTACTATCTTTAAGCCATTCTGCCTGATTATACCATTCTGGATTATTTCTGATATTTTGAATTTGATCAAAAAATGGGAAAAAGGCTCCAGAGAAATCAGATTTGGTATGATAATAAATTCTGGTATTGTGGTGTTCTCGATGTTGCCACACCAGATCCTCCAAAGATGGATCAATAAAAATAATTAAATTATAATCTTTGAGGTCTTTTAATAACTGGATAAAATGATTTTTATAATGATCAAAATTTCGTTGCCATCCTGGTTGAGAATTACCTCGATCTAAATCCCAGATACCAGTCACAAAAGTAATATTATTTTGCATTTTTTTTAGCATTACTAATAGCTTTTTTTACTAAAATTTTTCCAGCCATATCAATAAATGGTAGTTTTCTTTTTGTTGCTTCTTCTTTTAGCCACCCTATGATAGTATCAATATTATTTTCACACCACTGTATGCCATTTTTATCCATAAGACTCGCTCTTTTATTACACGAGCAGGTTGGAGATGCTTTGATTCCTATTTTATTTAGTAATCGCTTTAATTCTGTTCCAACGCCATTACCACCAGTAGTACTAGATGCATTATAATCTATTGTTTTTTGTATGTCATTATTAGATATAAGAGATGGAGCATATCCAGGTTTAGTTTCTTTTGGAAATGCAGAATGATCAGTATTAAGAATATAAATATCACCCTCTTGATTAACTATGCAATCTTTTATTTCTTCTAAAGAATATCCTTTAAGATAGCATAAAATATTTAGGGTTTTATTTGTGTACTGTTTTAGCATGATGGTGGTGGATCTGGTACGAATGTTCCAGCAGTACCTCCGTCATTACAGGCGCTACCAGTAAAGGTGGCTGTTCCATTAACAAAACCCTTATTTCGGGATGAAACATTGAAGGTAGCATCTCCGTAAACAGTACCACTAGTATCATTTTCTGAACTACCATTAAATGTTGCACTATCAACAGTTACAGTTGCATTATTACTAGATGTGCTATTGAAAAAGATCGAACCACCAGCTGCTGACACAATACCGTTATTGTCTGAGTCGCCATTAAAGTTTACTGCATAACCAGATGAGACATTAACAGTTCCATTATTAGCAGATGTAAGATTGAATGTGGTAGTACCATCTTGCACGGTACCATTATTTTCTGAACTACCATTAAATATGGTGGTGCAATTATTCCCTCCAACAGTTCCTTTATTAATAGAGGAAACATTAAATGTCGAATCAACTTGTACCACACCATTAGTATCATTTTCTGCATTACCATTAAAAGTTGCATTATGAACGATAGATTTATTCTTTGAATAATTATTAAATGTAATAGGACCACTGTTAGTTGGTATTGTATTATTATTGGTTGAATAATTATTAAAGATTACTGGTTGACAATTATTAAGTGTTCCATTATTTGTATTTGATGATTCTCCATTAAATGTTACTGAAGAGTCGTTAATAGTTCCATCATTGAAGGTAGCATCAGATCCAGAACCATTAAATATTACACTACCTCCACTAACAGTACCAGAATTGTAAGATCCAGTATTAAATGTAACAATTGTTGATGAAATTATGCGTCCACCAGAATTGATAGAACCATTATTTAATGTTGTATTTGCACCACTAAGTGTGGTCCCAAATAATGAGTAAGGCGCAATAGATGAATTATTAAGAGTTGCTGTTTCATAAGTGATATTACCTCTAAGACTACTATTATTAAATATAATAGTACCACCATTTACTGTGCCAGTTATCTCAGAACCATTAAATACCATGGTAGACGATCCTGTATGATTTAATATAATTCTACCGGAAATTGATCCGTAAGTAATAGTACAATTTTCTGTTACATTAATAATAACTTTCCCATCTATTAATGGACAAGACTGGAAAGAATATATTCCAAACTCACCATCATTACCTACTAGATTTGCGCATGTTATGCTAATACCTAAGTCCCCACCACTATTAACTGTGATAGTATTTAGTGTTGGTATAGTAAAATCATTTGGATAACTATCAATAACACCTTCAATCACAATATTGTTTCCATCACCAGGCAAAGATCCTGCTGGACTATATCCGTCGGCATCTTGCCAATTATTTAAATTGGTCCATTCATTATCAATGGCCCCTGTGAACTTATAAGCAACTCCTGGTCGAGGATCTCTCCATGCTTGACCATCACCTGTAGTTCCAACAACTAAGGGAGGACAAGTTAATATTGGCGCTCCCCATTCGTCACACACAAAATCTCCATTATTATTAATTGGTTCAGCACAAGCTCCTTGAGGAGCCCAATTTTGCGAAAAATAACGAGGAGGAAAACGATCATCAATAGTACCACATAAACTTATACCATCGCTCCATGAATCAAGGGTGGACCATTCTCCAGCATTACAGTATGCTTGAAGACTAAAATCTTTACCTCCGAGACTATTATAGAATAATGGTATAAAAGGATAAGGCACATCCATTAGAAAAGCATAATTATTTTGATAACCTATTATTCCACTAGCATAAATATAATTATCTTGATCAGTAATTTTCCAAATTGAATACGGTACGCAAGAACCACCTCCGCAGTTTTCACAAATAGAACAATCATATGGCCCACCAATCTGAGTATAGTCTGGCGGCGGTTCTGCTGCACAAATATAAGTTACACATGGTGATGGTCTATATATTGTTTTTTCATAACAATAAACTTCGGTCCCACAACATCCACTTACTATTGGAGGTAAACAAACATTTTGTTTATTATAAGGATCTAAACAAATATTGATGGTCATTTCAACATTTCCGCCAACAGTATCTCTTACAGATACCTCAAAAGATCTATCATTACATGAAAATAGGATACTAGGATAAGCATTAGGATCTTGACTAGGAATAGGATATGTTGGATCGTTTTGATCAGGTGCTGATCCGATAGTATGAGCGCCAACACACTCACCATTTTCTGCAAGATAAGGGTGGCCCGGACCAATTGGACCACCACCAGTATCATAGTTTAAATCAATAGTGATACTTTGTCCATTTATTAATAAATCATCATCAACACCACCTGAAATATTAATTTCTACTGGTAAAGCATATTCCTCTGGAATAGTAATTGTATGAATATGATCACTTTTCGCCCTCGTACAATCTACCCCTGAATAGGGACTAAGCATACTACAAGTTAGTGTAACACAAGTAGATTCTGGACAACCACAACAACAACTTTCATTTGCTGCTAATTTATTATTATCAATTAATAATTTACCATTATACAAATATAAGGGACTCATTACTTATCCTTAGAGTCTTTACTCCATTTGTGCCATCCCTTATTAGGTAAATAGTTACCATCATCATCCTTACGTTTAGGAAATAATGTGCCACCCTTTTTGTGTTGACCAAATGCAAGGATAGCGCCACAATCAGCACACCTTAATTCGTAATAGTCATTACCCTCAACATTACGAACAACAAATCTAAGGTTGGTACTACCACATAGCCCACACTTTTCTTCAGCAAAAATTTCTTGAATTAGTGCTAGTTCTTTAAAAATTTCTTTTTGACCAGAACCCTCTAATTCAAACTCTAATTTATCACCAACCTTATATTTGACTTTCATAATTTACTCCCTATTTCCAGTTTGGATCATACCCAATAATTTCTTGGGGTACTGAATTGTTTTGTTGAAATCCTGATAATGTAGTAATAGTTTTTACAGCATCATCATATGATATATGATAGATATTACTATGGTTTATAGCAAGATGATCTAATAATTTTTTGATATTAATATTTAGCCTTTTTCCAAAAACATCAAAGAAATTTAATTGGCTATGATTAATCGTATTACTATTATCTTGATCATGATCCACAACATCCTTAGCAATTTCATCAGCGGTCACCACCTTACGCAATTTGAGCGCTTTTCTTAGTGCTCGTCCTTCTGCTCGTGTTTCTGCAACAGCAACAGGATGATTGCGGAATATCTTGTCGCAATTACCCCAATAAACGTCAGCAGCCGCGCTTACAGACCTGTATTTTAAACTTTCGGGGACTGACTCATCATTTAAAACATAGTCCATCGTGTAAACCACAGTGGCTCGTCTTTCATTGGCCAAATCAGGAGATTGCATCACTTTAGGTTCAGCATTAATAACTGTACACTCTAATACTGTTTCAAAAATACGTCTTAAACCATCCGTAGTAGGATTACCATTAATTTTTTCATCTTCGCCCAATAAACTTAAGACATAATCAGTCCATTCCGGTTGATTGGGAGCTACGGTTTTATGATTGGTTTCTACTGACACTGTATCGTTAACGGTCTCTGTAGTACTTTCTTTTTTGGGTCTACCCATTATAATCTCCTATTTCTATATTCCTATTATCTTGGTTTGGAAATTGTTTACTAATTTGATCAATATATATTTTAAGATTATTATATATTGTTTTTGCTCTGGCTTTAGAAAAATCCTTAGTTTGTTTAATTCTAATTAATACTAATCCTTTACCGAGAATTAATCCTGTTTTTTTATCGTCGTATCCTTTATTTCTTTTTAGATTTTCTTGACCCCACACAGGTTTGAAGTGTGATGGTCCATCAACCTCTATGGCTATATTTAGTTTAGGTAAGAATAAATCAATTTGCAACTTGGTATTTAATAACGACTGCTCTTTGTGAAAATCTACCTTAAATCCATCAGCCAACAACTCTGTTAATAAGAACTTCTCTAACTTAGATCCGCTTTTACTAGCCTCTCTAACTGCATTATTGGCTTCTCTTAAGATGTTTTCTTTTATATCTTCAGATAAATTTTCCCAATTTTGTCTTGCTTTATCTTTACGTTTTTGAATGGTTTTAGCATCCATATTCTCCCAGGAATTCATAACAGACAAACCAATCTTACTTTTTACATCTTCTGATCTTTGAGTTCCCTGGGTAGGATGCGTTGCTGTACCATTTTTCAATGCGTTTTTTTGAGCTTCGCTTTTATCTTTAATTTTAATACCAAATTTAATAGCATCTCTGCGTATCTTGTTGGCATATGTATTGTATTTTTCAGCTATTTCCCTAAAACTATGATTAAGATTCTCATACTCTTTGGTTAATAGATCTTTTTTTTGTTTATCAGATAATTTGAGATAATTCATTATTATTCACCCATAATATTTCATTGCCATTTTCTGTTAATACTAAACACTTTTTCAGCGTATTTCTATCTATACTATTATAGTCATTTATATATATTGCTATATCACAAATGATAGAGTCTTTATATTGTAAATAGTCTTCTATATTGAGAAACACAAGTAATCCATCATATGAAATTAGATAATATGGATTAATAATACCATAATCATTAATACTAATATTCATATTATTAGTAAAAATACAAAAATCATCATAATCCTTGGTGGAATTTTTAATTTTTTCAATTAGGTCTATATGATCACCAAGATTATCTGTAAAAATCGCTAGTTTTTTATTGTTTATGCTGATTGACATGATTTTATCTTTAAGTTGAGATCTATCATCTTATTAAGAATTTCAAAAATAAAATGATTATGATTCATAGGGTTAGAAATTAAACTTTTAAAATTATTAATATGGTCTTTAGATATAAAATATATTTCTGATAAATAGTTATCCAAATCATACGCAATATTATATACGTTCTGGTTTTGTACAATACATCCAAGTCGAGTTTTATTTTTTGAGTTTATAAAAACCTGTGACTCGTTACTTAATTTAAAAGAACCAAATGTCGCTGGTTTAATAATGTGATCTCCAAAAAATATAATGCAGTCATCGTTTAAATATTCTTTTACTAAACTTAAACTATATACATTATTATGATCATCGTAGTGTGGATTATAAATTAGCTTAATCTTTGGATAACTTAAAATATTTTTATTGATATAAGAAATAAATCGTTTATTATCAAATCCATATACATATATAATATTCGCATTAGGGAAAATAGAATGTAGAGTTTTGTATTGATGAGATATAATGTTTTTATTATTATACTTGATAAGACCAACACATCCTCTAGATTTCATTCTTTTTTGATATTTATCACCTAATATAATTATATTCATATAATATTAAATTTATTAGTATTACTTAATAGATTGTTGCCATGAAATGCGTCAAACCTATAAACAAGACTACTAAATACTATACATGATTTATCTTTATTACTCAATACGTCAAATTGATCCAAATCCTCATGTACCACCCTATTAGTGGTTTTTATCATGTGTGTTAAATCATTATTAAATTGTTCATTGTTCACAATAAATCTATACTTGGGATTCATTGTTATAATGTTATGTAATATACTGCTATAGGATAGTGATAGATCCAAAATAGTTTGGATTCTCCACATATATTTAACGGAGTATTTCTGTAATAGTTCTTCAATATTAGTATATTGTAATGATTTATCATTATCAACATATCTAATAAGAATGAGTTTTTTAGGTTGAATTTCACACTCTGAAATCTGTTTCAACATTATGTCTAGTTGATCCAGAGTAATATTTTTTAAATTAATTGTTAATAAATAATCTAAAGTATTAGTTTCTAAAAATTTATTGATTTTATCTTCAACAGTAGCGTCTTGTAAATCAAATTGTTTGAACCATTTGTTTTCTCTGTATCCCAAACATTTTTTGCCATTTATAATATAAAATTCTTTCTCGTCATCATATGCTTCTAATACAGACACATTTTTATTTTTATATTTATCTATATATTTGAGATTACAGTCTATTTGAGTGTTATTATTAAACTCTGCAAATACACAGTTTTTACACGGAGTGTGAATAGTATTAATTTGCTCGTTTATCATATAAAGTCTTCTTTAACTATTTGTTGAGGATTAACTCTCATCTTTTCGCACATAATTTTATTATTTAATAATCCTTCCAAAACATCTATGCTATATTGTTTATTTATAGTCATTATGTTGCCATTTTTAGCAATAATGCCATTAGTAACATCTTTTATGAGTGTTTGTATATTAGCCGTGTTTAATAAATATGGATCATTTATTACATTTAAACAAATAAATTCTATAAAATCTTTATCATTTAAACCCTTTGGAACCTTTAGGGACATATTTTTAATCTGTGGAATATTTTTGTCATCCCAAGATAATTTTTTAGTAATATCTATAGAATCAAAAGCTTCTTCCCATACGCTATATACATTATCCCAAGAGTATAAAGAGATACATTTATTACGAATATTAGTTCTGTTAGCTTGACGAGTATCTATTGATTTATTAATGAAAAAATCATACAATACTTGTGCTGTAAAGTCATTATCTGGATATGCTCTATCAGCATTAATTTCCATCTCTCTAAACATTCTATCTACCCGCAACTTTATACCATCAAGCTTCTCTACAATTTCTGTCATTGCACTATAGTCTACAGAAGCTATTTGAACACCACAGGCCGCTGCTTCAACTTGTGGCATACCAAATCCTTCGCATATTGCATATTGAATGAATATATCAAATAAATTATATATATTATTCAGTTCCTGTGTTGTTACCCCATTCATAGGACTAGACATATGTACTGCTTTAGCTCCGCACTTAGTACAATTTGTCACACCAGGATGAAACTTACTAGGATGAGAATCTCCACAGTTTTTGCATTTATATGTAAAATAAATCTTGTCTAGTAAGCCATATTCGGACAATAAAGCAGGAAGATCCCAACCATTATCTTCTGGATAAGAAGTATGTAAATATAGATATGTTTTATCATAAACATCTTTGTGTCCTGATTGTTTTAAGTTGTTTAAAAAAGACTTAAAAGCAATCATAATATCAGCAAGTAGTTTGCGTTTTTGATTACGCATAACTAAACCAACTACGTTTATATCCTTACCAAAATATTTGATTTTATGCTCTTTTTGGTTTTCTATAATATAAAAATCTTGTGGATTAATACCAGCATTGGCTACTCTAGGAAATAGATTTATATTCTTGCCACATGATTGTGTAAGAACTTTTTTGGCCCAATCGGTATATGGAATAATTAGTTCTGCGTTTTTATATGTATAAAGCCAGTCTGTTTTGGGCGGTGTTGAATCAGTAGTTGGCATGATTAGCCAATGAAAATGATGTCTATAAGGACTCATATCCTGATATGCATACATCCAATAATCTCGAACATCAAAAACTATATGTGGTTTAAAATCAATTAAACACCTATTAAATCTCCATAAGCCAAATTGATTGAGCATATTAGCTTTGTACTGCTCAACACGAGAATCATTAGCGGCCACAGCATTAGGATAAAATTTCCATGGTATATTTTTAATTTTAGGATTATCTTTATCGCAATAGCATCCTAATTCTGCTACCTCGTATTTGTCACTTTTGTGTATACGAGATATAATTTCTTTACCGTAGATTCCGTATCCAGTATCTAAAATACTAGCATCATTAGCAATAAAAATTTTCTTTTTTTGATGTTTCATTGTTTGAACTAAGAAAAATCTCTAGTAACATTATATTACTAGAGATTCTCTTAGATATCCTTTATAAGATCAGAATGCTACAGTAGCAGAGTCTGTGCTCTTTTCGCTCTTCTTTGTCTTAGTAATCTTAGCAAAATTGTTAACACGAACCTTTAGGGTACTGTGCTTAACACCATCCTTTTCCCAACTGTCATTGCGTAATGAACCTTCGACCATAACTAGATCACCCTTCTTGAAAGATGAACCAATGGCCTCGGCACCACTATCCCATGCTTCACATTGGATAAAAGATGTAACCTTATCTTGTTCGCCATTAGCTTTAGTAAACTCTCTTGATACTGCAACTGTAAAATTTACTACAGCAGTTTGCTTTTCTCCAACTACTCTGAGTTCAGGATCTCTGGCAAGGTTACCACGCAACATAACAATATTCATAAAATCTCCTTTTAAAGTAAATAAACCAACAGTTTGGATCGAAACATCTATATGATATACCGGCGGTATGGATTGTCAAGTTTTGGCGATGTATGCTTTTTCCACTATCAGACCATCACCATTTTTAGACTTATTACCCTTGACAATTATAATATTTCCAGTGAACAATAAGTTTTTGTATTCTTTAAACTTTTCTGGAAAAAAGACTACTGAATCTATAGACCCCGTAGTATCTGTCATTGTTACAAAAGCCATTTCCTGACCTGGAGTTTTTCCGCTCTTTGTTTTTGTAATATTAATATTATCTAATTCACCACCCAATATAAGATTATCTTTCATAGTAGTATTTTTTAGTTCTCTACAAGTAATATTAGTCATGCTAATATCATACATGTCCAGTTTAGAACATGTAATAGAACAACCCAGTAAAGAATCCTCAGCATCTGCTATCCATTCTGGTGAATCATCTAAAGAATACGGAGGAAAATTAATAGAATAAATAGCATCATCTATAATTTTTTTACGGTTCTTATTTAGCCTAGGCATAGAAGACAATGATTCCAAACACTCTTTAAAGTTTTTTAGCTTAGAGAGATTGTTGTTGATATGCTCTAATTCTTTCTTAGTAAGAATAGATACTAAACCGTATTCAAAAAGCATTTTATTTCTAGTAATTGGAATAAAAGACAAAGCACCAGATTGTATAAGCGCTTTAGCTGCTGTTGAATTAATATTTGGAAGTATTTTACATAAGTAATCTAGCCATGTTAGATTTAATATATCGTGTTTAGATAACAACTCAATAAGCTTATCAAATACAGATTTTCCCACACCTTTAATATCTGTGATACCAAAATAAATTTGATTATTTTTCAATATAAAAAATTCATTCAAATTCCTAATATCCGGCGTCTTAACAGAAATATCCATTTCGTTGGCATTTTGTACCAACTCTTTAATTTCTGCTTGAGGATCTATTTTATCCTTAGCAAAACGTAAGTATGATGCAAAAAAGATTTTGGGAAAATGTGCTTTAGTATAGGCTGATAAATATGCATTAATAGCATAGCTTACAGAGTGTGACTTATTAAAAGAATATCTTTGGCTTTTTTCTATCCACCCGAAAATCTGCTCTGCTTCTTCAGTATTAACTATACCAAGCTTAGTGGAACCTTCTAAAAATTTAGATTTAACTTTAGCCATTTCTTCTGGCTTTTTCTTACCAATGGCTTTTCTTAACATATCTGCTTCTTGCAGATTAAAACCAGCGATTACTTTTGTAATTTCCATCGCTTGTTCTTGATATACCATTTCTCCATACGTATTCTTTAATACAGGTTCTAATGAAGCGTGGAAATAATCGACAGACTCTAATCCATTCTTTTTATCAATATAATGATTACTAACCGTTTTGCCTTCTCTAACTGCCTCTAAACATCCTGGTCGCATAATACTAATTAGGGCCGACAATTGCTCTATATTTTCTGGTTTCAATTTTTTAGCCATAGACCTACCAAGTCTAGATTCTAATTGGAAACAACCCTTAGTATTACCACTAGAGATTAAATCCCAAGTTCTAGAACAATCCAGATTGATATTTTCTATGGTAGGATCAAAATTAATCTTTTTATTATCTTCTTGTTCAGAAACATCAAAAGAACAACCGCACGGATATTGAAACTTTTTAGCCATTATTAGTAAATGAATCCTTAAATTTAATTTTTTGGCTTAGATTACGATGCAACTTTAAAAATCTTACTACAATTTCCGCAGTATCTTTAACGTCCTTTAGTGCATCATGAGCGCCAGCCTTTGATATTCCAAAATAATCTCTCACACTATCTAATGTATAACTTTTAAGTTCATTATTGTGTTCAAACCAATAAAACATTAATTGCATAGCATCAACAGTATCTCTGGGATAAAAGAGATCGGTTCTTTTTTCCTTATTAAGATTGCCATATTTCTGACTAAGTCTGTTAATGATATGCAAGTCAAATCTATGAATATTGTATCCGGCAGCGATAGGTGCGGAAAATTGGCTTTTTTTAGAAGTTCTTGAATGATATTTATCTAAATAATTGACAAACATATTCCAAGAATGTTCTTGCTTAGGATACTTATACCATGCTTGTAAAACATCGTCTGTTCCACACCCCTTAACTTTAGCATGAAAATCTAAAATATCTGTTTCGTATTTATAGTTATCATTATTTTCTAGTACTTCGGGCTTAAAATTAATATTAAATTCTGATCCATCAATAATCTCTAAATTAATAGGATCAATCATAATAGCCGCGATCTGCACCGGACTACAATGAGCGGGATCAGATCCATCTGTCTCAAAATCAAAAACGCAAATTTTATTATAGTTGATCATTAACTTGAACTTCTATTGTGGGTTGAATAAATAGTTTAGCATTAGAATTTTGAGTTTCTTCTGCATTAATAGATCTGCAACAACTAACTTTAACTGCTGCGATCTTTTTATATTCTATATTATTATATGTAAAAATTTCACCATCATTTAGGTCTTTAAACTGCTTATTTATCATTGGTTACTCCTTGTTTTATTATATTTATAAATTTTTTCGCACCAGTCTAAAAATTCTATTTGACTCATATTCATTTTCATTGGTTGTAATTTTTTATGAATCCATTGTATATTATCTTGTGTGTAGCCCTGTGACGAGTCTATTCTATCTAAAGATGCTGTGCTATATTTTGATGTTTTTCTAGTCATTGGAAAGTGAATAGGTAGTCCTGTTAAAGCACATTTTCTATCTTGTTGTAAAAATACTTGCCATGCTTGTTCAATAGTTATATCTAATGGAATTTTACGATTTTTTGCTCCCCTTAAGACCCTAGACCAATATTCTGCTCTAATTTCTTCGTAACCAGCATATAATGCATGATCTTTTCCTCTTTTTCTAGATTGGCAGCCACAGGTTTTTGTATTACCGCTTTTAATAGAATTTAACAATACATTAAAATTTGTACCACAGTTACACACACAATTATAAATACTATGGCTATGCTTATCTTTACCTAAATATTTTAATATAGTGATTTGTCCATATTTTTTACCTATATGTTTAGTAGTATTATTTTCTTTTAATCCAAATATTTTTATTTGTTGACTAATATATGAATCAGAACACCCATAAATATTTGCTATTTCTTTTTGGCTATGATTAGCCATTAGTTTTTTAAGCCTGGTTTTAGAAATTTTCATAATAAGTTAAAATTGATATTATAACTGTACACCATTAGCAAGTAAATCTTGAATACACATAACTTTATCTAAATATGCAATTCCTAAAATATCAAACTTTATTATTCCTAAACTTTCAAGATCTTGCATTTCCATGCCAGCAATTAGTTGATCGTTTTTACTATCATAAACCATTGGACATAATTCATTTAACGGTTCTGAACTAATCGCTATTCCAGCCGCATGTTTTGACTGATTGGATTTGGTGCCTTCTAGTCTTATAGCCTGTTCAAACCTTTTTGCCAACGGACCCTGTAGTTCTCCATTATCGTCAATATAGCACCACTCTTTAAGCTTTTCTTTGTTGTTTTCTAAAGCCCATCGAATAATTGATGCTTCTCCAGTTTCTTCTTTCATTTCCTGTAATTCGTCCGCAATCTTTGCTTCATCTGGAATATTTTTGGTAATTCTATTCATTTCATCAAAACTTATGTTCCCATATACTCTTAAGACATCTTTTAAAGCACCTCTACCCTTAATAGTATTAAAGGTTACCATTTGTGATACTTTATTATGTCCATATTTATTCTTGATATATTCAATAATCTCTTCTCGTTTATTAATTGGTACGTCCACATCAATATCCGGCATACTAATACGATCTTTTGTATTTCGACCAGAATTATAAAATCTGTCAAAAATCAAATTATATCTTATAGGATCAATACTGGTAATACCAATAAGATAAGATACTAGACATCCGGCAGCAGACCCTCTTCCCGGCCCAGGAAGCCATTTATTTTGTCTTACATAATTCAATATATCTTGCACTATAAGAAAGTAACTACTTAACCCAGCGCCCTGTAAAACGTCTAGTTCATATTTAATACGATCTAAATATTGTTGTTGTTCTTCTTTAGGTATAATATTTGCAATTTTAGCTTTCCATCCATTACGACATAGTTCTCTTAAAAATTCATCTTGATCAAACTTGTCTGGACATGGAAAACTGGGTAATTTCGGCTTGCTCAAAATGTCATATTCTTCAATTAAATTTGCTACAAAATTGGTATTTTGAATTTCCTCATTAGTATGTAACATCTTCATTTCTTCTTGAGATGGGATGTGATAATTTTCTGAAATAAAGAATGTAGACAATGGTACTTCTTCATTATTAGAAATTTTTCTACTAATATCAGGAAAGGTTGTTTTTAAATTATTACATAGTAATATGCGTTGGTCTACAGCATCTTCTTTACGACAATAATGAGCGTCTGGAGTACAAATAACCAAAGTATCTGTCTCTTTGCCTAAGATACGAATCGCATTAGTTAAACGTGTTTGTACTGGAAGGTTTTCATTATCTATCAGTTGTGCTTCTAAAAAGACATGATTATTAAATATTTTCTTTAAGTATTGTATATGCTCTATTCCAAGTTCTTTCCAGTTCTCTTTAAGTTCATAATTATCCAGAATAGTATCTGCTAATGTTGATCCTAAATGACCAGTAATAGCACACAGATTGCCACTGTTCATAGATGAGACAGTTGCTAAATCGAGCCTTGGTTTATGATAATAATGTTCTGGCTTATTTGATTCGGATACTATTTTAATGAGATCAAGCCAGCCCTTATAGTTTTTTGCTAAAATAATAAAATGTGATAATTCTCTATTGGTTTTTTCTTGAATTTTAGGATCATCTTTACAGATATATAATTCACAACCTAAAATTGGTTTAATTCCAGCAGATTTCATTGCAGAATAAAACTTTACAGCACCGGCAATATTACCATGATCTGTAAGAGCACAAGCAGATGCGTTAATTTCTTTGCATCTTTCTGCAATTTGTTCTGGTTTAGATAGTCCATCCAATAAACTAAGCATTGAATGACAGTGGAGAGGAATGTAATTCATATCTTATCAGCAACCATCTTACACAATAAAATAAATTCTTCCAATGATAAATTATTCTTCATTAAGTTTATTTCCTTTTTTACCCACCAAATATTGTCTTTTGTATAGCCCTTCATACTATCAATTCTATCCACAGATGCATCAGTTGTCAAGTCTATTGGCATTCCGGTTATAGCGCATTTTCCATCTTGTCTAAGATACATATCATATAAATATTTTGCATCTATATTTGAATC